TGGCTTCGGCCGCCTCGTCTAGCGTGTAGACACGGGCTGGGTTGTCGTTATCATTATCCGCTTTCACGCCGCCCTCCTTTGCTCGCCATTATCATTAGCCGCGGGCCAAGCCTCCGGCGGTATCTCGATGTTGGTGTTGTCGCGCACCCATTCCAGGCCGCGCTGGATGTGGACCCAGCCGTTGGGGGCGCGCGGGAGTCCGGGCTTGCAGAACCGCTTTGTACTGGAGTGAATCCTCTCCCTAAAAGCAGCCAACGGTTCATATTCTCCGTCCGGCGCGCCCACTGGCTTTGCTCGTGCGGATTTATAGTTCTTCATTATCCACGCCACACCAGCGCCCTTAGAGATTCGTCCGTGGCGCACCGGCAGACCCAACGCCAGAACACTTTTTAATGCGCCAGTGGACAACCCAACCTCTTTAAGCAGAGCGGTTGGTGATATAAGGTCATCCGACACAGGTGCGCCCCACCTAATAGCTCCCTCCTTACGCCCGCGCTCCACCCACTCCAATCCATCTCGCACATGGATCCATCCGTTTGATGCATGCGGGATTCCCATTGTCACCCATCGGTAAACGGATGTGCTGCTTACGCCAACCCGCCTGGAAAATGAATTACAATCCTCATATTCTTCCGGATTGCCTACATCGAATGGGCGTAATTTGGGGGATCCTCTTTGGATCAGCCATGCAACGGCGCGCCTCTCAATAACTAATTTGCCATCTGCTGGCATCCCCTCTGATATAAGCTTCATTACCGTCGTCCAATTTGTGCCCGCAAAGCGGGCGAAATCCGATACAGTAACACACCCCTCCGGCACAACGCCTCGTACCTCCGTGAGCACGCCGTCATACTCGCCAATCTCGCGACCCGTCGAGAACTCATAGCCGCAGGTGCATACCGGCTCGCGTTCGGCGCGAACCTCTTTACATTCAGGACAGCGTCGCGGGCCGCGTACATTTGCTTGCCGCCGCGCTTTTGCCGCGCCACCCTCAATTGACCACTGCCACTCGTCTGCAAACCATCCGTGGTCACGATGTAGCCCGGCGTGATCCATGATAATTGCTGTCTTGTCTTCCACAAAGCGCAAGGCGCGACCAATCATCTGCAAAAGCAGAGTCGGTGATTTTGTCGGGCGCATAAGAATTGCGGCCTCGATGCCGGGAACGTCGAAGCCCTCCGTGAACACCTCGACGTTACAAAGAATCTTAATGGATCCAGACTTTATGGAATCGATTGCAGCGCGCCTGTCCCTATCGTCGGTTTCTCCGTCAACGTGCCTGGCTGGTATGCCCACTGCATTGAACCTATCGGCAAGAGCCTTGCTCGCTTCGCGAGACGTGCAAAATGCAATTGCCTTCTTGCCGTTTGCAACCCGATTATATTCTGCAACGGCGTCACCAATCAGGACCGGCGTATTCATCGCCTTGTCCGCGTCACACTTCTTATAGTCTCCCGCCTGCAACTTGGCTGCGGTAAGGTCGGGGTCACTTGGTGCAAAATATCGGAAGGGGGACAGGAATCCCTGCGACACCAGCGCTTCAATGGACGGCCCAACGACCAACTCTTTGAACCAATCCGACAAACCCTTCCCGTCAAGGCGTTCCGGAGTTGCAGTGAGACCAAGGTGCCGTGCCGCGGATAAAGCTTTGTGTAGCCTTGCCCAAGAGGGCGCGGGAACGTGGTGGCACTCATCCCATATAACAAGCGACGGCGGCGGTAGATTGTGAAGCCGGAGGCTGGCCACCGAAACAATCTGCACCGGCTTGTCGTAATCAAGCTCCGCACGCGGCGACACAATGCCGAAATCGATCCCAGCGGCAGTGAATGCCTCAGCCGCCTGTCGTTCAATTTCCTGCCGGTGGCAGATGAACCACACGGGCTTATTGTGGCGCTTTATAATCTCCGTCGCCGCCTTCGTCTTGCCGGCTCCGGTGGGCATCTGCAGGACGGCACTACCGCTCGTTGTTAGCGCCTGTAGGGCGCTTTCAACCGCGGTGGCCTGATATGGTCTAAGCATATTTATCTCCTTGGCACTTTGCACAGTCACCCACGCCCTTACCGCCTCCTTGCGCTCAGCCGGCATCGGAGCCTCCGAGGGCGCGGATGGCTTGGGAGGCATGAAGTCGGCCCGAATGAAAGCCGTATTCGCTGTCTCGACATTCTTCGAGAGCGGTGAGGAAGTCGAATTCAGACGAGTTGCCCGCCGCCACCTTCGCATCCTGCTCGCGCATCTCCCGCTGCCCGTCCTGCTTGCCTTGCTGGTAGGCGAGGGTGAGGGCGGTGGCGATGGCATCCCGAAGGCGGACGTGTCCGACCATCGACGGGTGAAACCAGCGTAGCGCCACCTCCCGCGCCTGCTCTATCGCCCATGAGGGTAGCGTGTCAGTCATGGCAGATTTACCCCCTTCTCGATTGCCAGCATCGTCAACGCACGCCGATATGCGGCTGGCGAGGCGTGGCCCTCCTTCGTGGTTTCTTCTTGGATGAGTTGCGAGAGCCGCCCCGGCCATCCGCCAGGATATGCCGCTGCGCGAATCCAGAAGCGGAACAGGACGCCGTCACGGTAGTCGTCGGTGTCGTCAAGCGGCTCCATCTACCCCTCCCGCCCGGTTAGCGTGGCGCGGGCAGCTTCAAGGCTTTCCGGCCAGCAACGCTCCGCTTCTTCTTTGGTGTCGAAGCAGACGATTTCCGAATCATCCCAATCGCCGTTTTCATCGACGGTCAGGACGCGAGTGGTCGCCCACACGGTCCCAAGGGTCTTCCCGGTCAGCAGCCGGACAACCGCGCCCATGTCGGCGCTCTGGACTGGCTCTTGGAAATTGTCGTACCCGCTTTCCGGATCATCCCAATCCCAGTAATTGTCAGGCGTTTTGAGGCGTTTTATCTCGTCGAGCAACCGCCCGTTCTCAGCCTCCAACTGCGCCGCGCGGGCTTCGGCGGCTTCGGCACGAATGAGGATGCGAGACGCCACATCAGCCGTAGTGATGCGAGCATCCTCGGCGGCGTTGGCGCGACGACGTTGATCGCCTTCGCTGTGGAGTAGGTCTTCCGCTCGAGCGAGAAGGAATGAAGCCCAATCGTCGTCGGATCGATAATCGCCCTGCTCATTGATGTAGCGAGACAATCCGCCAAGCTTTTTGGAAAGCTCAATCAGATATTGTTGCTGCCCCGCCGTCACTGCCTCAAGCTCGGCACGGAGACGGCCGATGCGGTCAACTAGTGCCGTCTTGCTCTGGTTGTAGAGCCATTCGACTGTTTCAGGTATGTCGTTCATCTGCTTGCCCTCCATCCAGCGGCGGGCTGCGCGCAGATCGCCAAATGGCAATGCGCCCAACTCCTCGCCGTTGTCGAAAGTTAGCGACACGCCAACTACGTTCGGAACGTCGTCGTACTCGGCGTGTGCGAGCGCAGCAAAAGGCCGGATCACCTTCTCCGCTTCCTCCAGCCTCTTGGCGAGGGTGGCGAGGGCATCAGAGACCGAGCGCAGAAAGTCACCACTTTCGTAGGGATTGCCCGCTGCCATCCGATTGACGCGCTCCACCAGCTTGTCGATGTCCCGGGTCATGGGCGCAGCGGCATCATTCAGATCGTAGCTGCCGTGACTCTCGCTCGAACTAGCCATTGTCCCGCCCCTCCTCGGCCAAGGCGAGACGGCCGGCTTCGGTCAAACGTTCGCCGACAACTTCGATGAGTTCTCGCCCTGGATATGGCGGGTTTTCTGCGATTGTCGCTATTTTTCCGTCTCCGAACCGCCAAACGAAAACGGACCAACCCGCCATGCGGCATTTGTACGCCGCCCTGCTTCCTGGCGTAGACTGACCGTGATCGCGAACGTGTTCAAGATTGCGCCGCTGCGCTTCAGTCAGCTTACTCATTGCCGCTTCCTCCAGCGGGAGCGGAGGGGAGAGCGATAGGCGACCACAAATCAGGATCGCTGGGAAACGGGTTGCGGTCCTGGTCTACCCATCCGTAGCGGTCCTTCCAACTGACGATGAAGATCGTATGTCCGTTGCCGATACGATGCTTCCACGCAGCTAGGAACTCGGTCCCGTCCTTCGGCGCGCTGTCCATCTCCCGCCACCCCTGCGCAGGATGGGAGAGGGTGACGGCCTGCTCGATCTCGCCAGCAAGTTGATACAGGTGCGCGGAATTGAACCGCTGCTCGCCACCAGACGGCCGGTCATGGTCCGCTAGATAGCGGAGCGCCTGTGGAACAGTCTCGTCACAATGGTTCGGCCACTCCAGCGCCTTCACCCCGCACGGCTTCGCCACAGAGAGCAACGCGGCCTCGGTTTCTTGGAGTTCAGCGTTGATCTTCTCGTTGGCCTTCGCCAGCAGATCGCCGATAGAGGCATCCTCCCCCATTACGGGAGGGACGGGAGCGGCGACAACTGGCGGGCCTTCTCCGCTTGACGGTTGCAGGTACGGCCACCGCCCAGAATTGATGTCTGCGACGATCTCGGCTTCCTGTTCGGGCGTCAACATCGGCGCCGGCTCCTGTGAGGCGGCGAGGTAGTTTGGCGCCACTGTATTACCAGTTTCTACGCCGTCGATTGTTTCCATGTTGCCGTCCATCACGCAGCCCTCCGATTGCGCGGCTGGCCGCTATCGCGACTACGGCGGTTGTCATTGCCGGGCTTGGCTCGCCGCGCGGCTCGCTCTATGCCGTCGTTGTACCTGCGCACATATCCGCCCGGAAGGCCGGTCTGTAATGCAACCTCGTCGGCAACGGCACGCAGTTCGCGGTTGGCGGGATACGCCGCAGCAATGCTTGCGATCTGCGCGGGCGTCATGCCCTGTGCGATAAATTCCTGTACGGTTAGGCGGTTCATGGTGTGCTCCTGAAAATGGTTGTGGGTTATTGCGCGGCAATAACGGGCAACGGTTGGTGGGAAACACGCCGCCGCCAAGCAGCTCGCCGTGTTCTTCAATGAAATTGTCCAGCCTGTCGGCGAGGGCGGCGAACATGAATGCCGTCTGCTTGGTGCTGAGTGATTTTTCGCAGCCACGGGTTAGCGTAAGGATGGCGCGCAGTTCGGATTCTTCGGGGGCTGTTAGCATTGGAGTGCTGCCATATTGCGACGATACCAAGCGAGCGTATCGGGCAGATTGTTGGTGCCGGCCGCGTCTATTTCTTCGTCTTCGTCGTGAAGGCATGGTTCGCATAAGTCGGGGATGTCATGCGAACCATAGATGCCACTTTCGCCAGTCGTAGAACCGGCAAGTATCAAGTTTGAGCATCGCGGGCAGTACCTCACAACGTTGCTCCTATCACCAGAAGCAACCCGCCGCACACAAACAGCGCAATGCACAGCCCCGCCAACAACGCCCGCGGCAGCGTTACCGCAGGTTCCGGCGCGCGGTAGTTGTGGCCGGTGAAGGTGCCGAGGAAGGTGGTGGTGCCGTTGAAGTCAGTCATGATTGCGCCTGCGTAGCAAGTGCAATGGCGGCGCGAACGGTCGCCAGAACATCGGATTGAGAGTAACCAGACTTGTCGAGCGCGTCGATTACGTCTTCTGCTTCCTGCAATGCTTCCAGCATCGCCTCGATTGTGTCGGCGCCCTCAGAAAGAAGGGCCTGCCGTTCGCCAACGGGTGCGCCGTTATAACCGGCGGCCCTTCGCATCCTGTCGGGTAATACCATCTTCCCGCACTCCATCTTCGGAGCCAGCAGCCATCTAGGCTGTACGGGTGCATTATGCTTATGGTGGCCTATAGTGTCAATAGGCATACATATAAATTATAGGAAGATCGGCAAATTTATAGGCTACATGCGCGAAATTCGTCCCTTCACGCGTCCAATAACAACCGCCTCCTCTTCTAAAACCTCATATGGGCTATAGACCGGGTTGCGGCTGGACAGACGAAATCGCGCTGGATCTGTGCCGGTGATGTGCTCGACGAGCTTTATCACCAGCCCATTGCCATCGAACACGGCAAACGGGCCGGGCGGCGAAGGCCGCTTGTCGAAGGTGTCAATGATGACCCGATCTCCGGGGAGCAACGAACCTGGCGCGTTGGGCGATTCCGGATTGTAGCCGCTGTCGCCGACAACCTCGGCCACGATTGCGCGATTCGGTTTTACTCGAAGTTCTGAATTCAGATAGGACGCGGGCATGGCCCACTCCTCATCTCGGAACGCGTCTTCGTCGAATGTCGTTCCATTGCGCGTTTCGGCCAGCATCGGCACGCCGCCGCCGCCCGCACCAAACAGGCTGTCGAGTTCGCGCAATATATGACTCTTGCCACGACCGGGGACGAACCGCACCTCTTGCCGCTCTATGACGCCAGCCGACTCGCAAGCCGCAGCCAGTGCCATCATGTTGTCGCCGCTGATCGCGCCGCCGTTCATCCACGCTCGAAACGTCGGTTGCGATACGCCAACGGCTTTCGCTGCAGCCGTTTGTGAACCTAATTTCGCCTCTAGGGCTATAGCCATCTCTTTGTAATCCATACGCAAACCTATAACGCCAACGCCACGCTGTAAAATAGGTGCGCCTATAGGGTTGACGCCTACTATAGGCAAGCGTATAAATTGATTAACCCTAACGAAGCCGAAAGGTTCCAAGGGGCCGCGCACACCGCCAGCGCTGGAGGCGAAAGAAAGGAAATACTGCAGAGCGGGCGCCTAGTGGCTTTGCCACTTGACACACCCCGCCACCCACATACCAACTAAAAAGGCACCGACGCGCCAACGCCGATGCCTTTGAGTACCAGGACGAACCGCTACAGAACGCCGTGGATGCGCTTATATACGCGCGCGCCTCGGCTTTGTCAAACAACCGCCGCACAGCGGCAAGCTGAGGTTACAATGCTTAAAGGCACAGACGGCGTATTGCGCCCAAGCAGCGCCGCATCAATCTTTCCCGAAGAGGCGCCGCTAGCCGAGCGCGAAACCGACACGGCGCTGCATCGATATTTCGACAAGCAGCGTCCGGCTAACGACAACCGGCGCACCTATCGCAGCGTGCGCAGCGGCCAGCCATACCACTGCATTTGCAGCACCCGCTGGCGGTACGTCGACGTGTCGCTGGCGCGGGTAAGCATACTGGATGGAGCGCCTGCCGGCGCGGAACGGAGAGCAGCATGAGCGACAACAACACGGACTGTACCTGCATGGACAGTTACTTCGACTACGGAGAGTGGGTTGAGTTTCGCCTGAACACCAACGTGTTCGGTATCGTTATCGGCGCTGACATTCACGGTCTTATGTACACGGTGCAGCTTGCCGGCAGCGGGCTTGTGCAGGTGTTCCACGGCGTAACGCTGCAGCGCATGGATGACGGCGGCGAACCGGTTGGCGGGAAGGAAGCGCCCGTTGGCGAGAACGTAATCGACTTTACGAAAGAAAAGGCGCTGCGCGCCAATACGAAGACAAAGGGAGTGGCGTGATGGAACTGCGCGAAGGAATGAATGTGCGCGTGCTGCATACGGATTATGATGAAATTCCGGTTGGCACTGTGACGCATATCGTTGGCGAGCCCGTAGACGGCGGGGCGGCTAACCTGTGGTGCGAGAAGTATCCGGAAGGCCTGTTCTTCTTTGGCAGTGAGTTCGAACCCGCCCCGAAATTCGCCGTTGGCGACAAGGTGCGGTGCATCGGAAACAACCTGCCAAGAGGCAAAACTGGCGTCATCGTTATGGATGACGAGTCCAACGTCCCGTATCTCGTGGCGTTCAACAATTGGGCGGACGGCCACGGCGACGACGATAACGAGTGGTGGCTTGAGGCTGTCGACCTCGAACCCGTTGCAGTTGCCCCGCAACCGCAACTGCGCATCCAGGCCGGCCGCTACTACAAAACGCGCGACGGGCGCAAGGTGGGGCCGATGGAGGTGCATGACGACGACTGGGTCGCGTGGGAATCGCCTGATTGCTATTACGACGAAAACGGCGTTGCAAAATACATTGACAGCACGAACGACCTCATCGCCGAATGGGTCGACGAGCCGGCTGTGGCTACTGTGGCGGAAGACAAGCCGAAGTTTAAGGTTGGGGATCGGGTAGAGAATGCCATTGACGGAAACGACTACGAAACGCCCGGCACGGTGCACAAAATCGTAGGAGACGGATACCGAGTTATTTGGGACTTCGACGGGCACGAAGACACCATCAAGTGGGAACAGCACGAACTTCGCCTTGTTTCTCCCGCAACAAGCGGCAAGCGCGAGACGTATACGATCCGCGACGCAAAGTTTTTCGTTAGTGACGGCGAAGGCGGCTGGCAGCAGATTGCGGGTAAACGCCCCGCCATCGTCGCCCTGATCGAAAATGGTCAGCCCAAGCCCGCCGACCGCCCGTTCGTCCATCCCGACCGTGAGGCCGCCACCAAGGAAGCCAGGCGGCTTGCCGGCAAGCACAAGGGCCAGGAGTTCGGCGTTTACGAGCTTGTCGACACGGCGAAGGAAGCCAAGGTGTACAAGCATGAGTGGCAGCGGCTGGCGGCGAGTGGCGACTACGAAGATGCCGCCACGGCTATCGTAAAGGCAACTGGCATGAAGCGTATCGACGCACGTCGAGCCGCCAAGCATTGGGCGGAAGCCGCCTAACCATCCACCACAACAACGCAACACTAGCACCGCCTATTGCGCACCGCGCAGTAGGCGGCATGGAGGACTTATGACTGCACCCAACTCACCTTGGGCCGACTACCCGCCCGACTACGCACCGGAAGACGACGACACCTACCAGCCCGCGCCGCTTGCAGCCGCCACCATCGCACTAACCGGTGCGCTTATCACCGGCCTGGCGCTGTGGAAGTTGGCCGATATCGCGGGTGCGGTTTATTCGTGGAGCATTAGCTGATGGCAATTTCGCTTAGTTCACTTAAGTCAAGCAAATCCACCAACCCGCCGATCGTCCTGCTTTATGGCGTCGACGGCATCGGTAAGACGAGCCTGGCCGCCGAGTGGCCTAGCCCGCTGTATTTGCCAACCGAAGGCGAGCGTCCGCCGTCCGATGTTGAAATGGCAACGCCCGGCACGGTGGAAACGTTCAACGACATTATCGAGGTGTTTTCGGAACTGCTCACCACGGAGCACGAGTTCAAGACCGTCATTATCGACAGCCTGGACGGCCTTGAGCATCTTGTGTGGGCGGCGACCAGTGCGCGGCTTGGCTGCAGCAGCATCGAGGAACCCGGCTATGGCAAGGGCTACGTCGAGGCCGACACCGAATGGCGCGACTTCCTTGGCGGCGTGGCGGCGCTTTCGCAGGCCGGGATTAACGTCGTCATGCTGGCGCACCCCGAAATCGTGCGGTTCGATTCGCCCACTACGGATCCATACAGCCGTTACACCGTAAAGCTTCACAAGCGCGGCAATGCGCTTGTGCGTGAGCAGGCCGACATTGTGGCCTTTCTCAATTATCGCGTTTCGCTGAAGGAAAAAGAGGTGGCGCCTAAGAAAACCGTAGCGCACGCGGAAGGCGGCAAGGAGCGGCAAATCCACCTTAGCGAAGGCGCGGGATACCAGGCCAAAAACCGTTATTCCATGCCCGATACCGTTACCTACAAAAAGGGGCAGGGCTACGCGGCGCTGTCCAAGTTTTGGGTGGCGGACAACGATAACACCAACACCGCCGCAGCGGCTTAATCTAAAGGAGACAAACACGCATGGCACAACTCGCACGTACATTCGCCCCGGTTGAAGACGCAGAACAGCGTCGCGGCGGCTCCTATGAAAAGCTGCCTAACGGCATCTATGAACTGGAAATTGAGTCCTCCAAGCCAAACGAGAACAACATCGAGGGCACGCTGTTCCGGCTCGATGTCGTATACAACGTGAGGGCGCCGGAGGAGTACGCCAACCAGAAGGTGTTCGACCGCTTCTACCTGGTCCACACCGAAAAGCCGAAGGGCGAAGAGTTCGGCAATCGCCAGTTTACGTTCCTGTGCAACGCCATCGGACATAAGGGGCCGGTCGAAGACAGCGAAGACTTGCATCTTCGTCCGTTCTTCGCGGAAATCGGCCTCGGTAAGCCGTACCAGAAGAAGGAAAACGGCGTACCAGCCAAGAACGACGACGGCTCGCCAATGATGGTGTCGAACAATGAGGTGAAGTACTTCTTCGACCCGAACAAGGACGACGAGCCGGAGGTTGGCGTGTTCCCCGAACAGACCAAGGCCGCCAACGACAACGCGCGCGCCGTCGCCAATGACAATCGGCCGGCGCCCGTTGCTGCGGCGCCCGCGAAGAAGCCGTGGGGGGCGCGCAAGTGAAGAAACTATTGATTGCAGCCGCTGCCGTGTTGGCAGCGGCACTGGCCGGCTGCACCAGTGACGCTGACGTCGCCTCGCATAATCTTTCCAAGGCGGCGGACCAGTTTGAAATCAACCGGCGCGTCATCTTCTACAACGGCATTACCGGCGAATACATGCTGTCCATCGAGGGGCTTTGCTCGCTTGGCAACAACGACGGGCCGCGTGAGGTGACGGTAACGTGCAAGACCGGACCGAACACGTACAAGAAGCACTTCCTTGGCCTGTCCGACAACGTGACGTACTTCGCGGAGCAGATCGACGGGGCTGACGTTAGCACATACCGCTACAAGGTCATCTTCAAGCCTACGACGATCGTGCCGGATATCGACCTGCACTAACGCAACCGGGCGGCTGGTTGCGTGGGCAACTGGCCATCCGTAAGGATGGAGGATTGAGATGGGCGACAAGAATTATAAGTGGTGGCATGGTTATGCCGAGGATGCGGAAAGCTTCAGCGGTCCGTTCGACAGCAAGGAAGAAGCCATCGCGGAAGGCCGCGATTCTTATGATGAGGACTTCTATGTCTGTGAAGCGGACAAGAGCGTCATGGCGGCCAACATCGACGGCGAGCGCTTTGCGGAACTCATCATGGAGGATCTTTGCGAAAACAACGAAGAATGCTTTGGCGAAAACGGTCCCGACGACCCTTGGGCGCACGTCAAGAACGCGCATCGCATCCTCGGGAATGCCATCGAACAGGCCGTGTCTGACTGGCTAAAGGACTATCCCGGCAAGACCTGGAGTTTTGGCCACGTGCGTGACGGTGCGTACGTCAAACTAGAAGAGGAAACTGCGTAATGGAAACCGCCGAGAGAATTTTTGATGCCACGGCGCGCATTGATACGCTGATTTATATTCCGGCTCTTGGCGAGGCCGATTGTCCCTCGGAAGACTTCACTGATTTCGTGGAAGACCTTCCGCAACGAGACAACGCGCAGCTTTATATCGCCCTTCCCGAACTAAGGCGGTACTCTGATGGCGACTATCCAGAGGTGTGGCAGGTTGCGGAGATTTTGCTTAACCGCGGCGGATTTATCTTTAACGCCGCAACGCCCGTTATGGAGCCGATTGGGACAGGGAGCACTACTAGTTTTTCGTGGGGCTATTATCATACTGAATGGCTTTACGCGCCAAACGAGGCGTCTATGGTTGACGTTCTTGTAGCGTGGGCAGAAGCGTTCCACGAACGCGATAAAGCGAAGAAACAAGCGGCCTAACCCACCGACACAGGCCGTGGTTGCTTCCAACAGCCACGGCCACCCACCACACAACCAAGGAGCCACCACATGCGCATCCAGCGCCATGACCTCGCACGCCTTCTGGCGGCCACAACCAAGGTTGTCGAAAGCCGCAATACAATTCCGATCCTGTCGACCGTGCGCCTTGTGGCGGACGGCGGTAGGCTAACCGCAACTGCAACCGACCTCGATATCGAAGTGACCGGAAGCGCCCCGGCCGAAGGCGCACTGTCGGTCTGCATCGACGCGCGCTTGCTTACCGGCATCGTCAATAAGCTGGCCGGCGATATGGTGGAAATCACCACGTCCGACAACACCGCGACCATCAAGGCGGGTCGCAGCCGGTTTAGCCTGCCGACGCTTCCAATCGACGACTTTCCGACTATGGCGACGGGCGATTGGTCGGCGGAGTTTGAGGCGGATTTGTCCGCCCTGTTCGCGCCGTGCCACTTCGCCGTCTCAACGGAGGAAACTCGCTATTACCTGAACGGCATTTATCTGCACGTTCTGGACGGCCAGCTTACGGCGGTTGCAACGGACGGTCATCGGCTGGCGCGCAATTATGGGCCGGAACACGGCGGCGGTTTCGACGGCATCATCATCCCGCGCAAGACGGTCGGCATCGTACCGAAGGGCGCTGTCTCCGTGCGACTGTCCGCCACCAAGATCCAGTTTGTTTCCGGCGATACCGTTATTACGTCCAAACTAATCGACGGCACGTTCCCCGATTATCAGCGCGTCATTCCGAGCGGCAACGACAAACTGGTGACGTTCGACGTTCCGGCCATGAAACAGGCCGCCGAGCGTGTTTCCGTGGTTTCGTCCGAACGTGGCCGCGCCGTGAAGCTTACCTTTGCCGACAACCAGGCAACGCTTGAAGTCAGCAATCCGGATTCCGGCAGCGCTACGGAAGAAATCGCAATCGCATATGACGGCGAGCCGATCGAGATTGGCTTCAATGCGTCCTACCTCACCGAGCTTGTCGCGCAGTTTCCAGCGGGCGATGTGACGATGGCATTGGCTGATTCCGGTAGCCCGACGCTGTTTACCAGCAAGGCAGCGGAGGGGCTGCTTTGCGTCCTCATGCCGATGCGGGTGTAATTATGCGCAAGTTCATTGTGTCATATCACTTTAGCGGCCGGGCATCCAAGTGTGTCCACGCCTCCTCGCAAGAGGAGGCGGAGGCCGCAATCGAGCGTGAAATCAATTCAGACAACTTTGATATCGAGCCTGACGAGGTGGACGACGTGACATTTGACGTCTGCGAGATGCACCCCGTAACGCGCGACGGGAAGGAGATTTGGACGACGCGCAAGATGGACGGTGACGTTCGCGGTCACGCTTCCGCCCTTAAGACGGCACCGCTTTTCGCAGAAGCCTCCTAATGGTCGCCATCCCCCAGCGCACAGCCACGACGGTCGGGGCTATCTACGCGGCCTATGAGGCGAACAATAAGCCGCGTGATGGCCGCAGCATACCGGTTAGCCAACTGGCGGAGGAGTGCGAGCGCAAGCTTTGGTATGAGTTCCGCTGGGCAACCGACCACGAACACATACCTGGCCGCACGCTGCGCATCTTCGAAACCGGAACGGTGGAAGAAACCCGCTGGATTGAAAACCTGCGCATGATCGGCTGCGAAGTGGTCGACCTCGACGATGGCGGCAAGCAGATAATGGTGACGGCTTGCGGCGGGCATGTGCGCGGCTATATGGACTCGGAAATCCTTGGCTTGCCGGAGGCGCCGCGTACTTGGCATGTCGGGGAAATCAAGTCGCACAACCTGAAGAGCTTCACCGCGCTAAAGAAGGATGGTGTTCGCAAAAGCAAGCCGCATCATTTTGGACAGATCCAGACATATATGTACCAGCGCGGGCGTGACCGCGGAATCTATCTTGCCGTATGCAAGGATAACGACGAGCTTTATGCGGAGCGGCTAACGCTGGACACGGAATATGTCGTACGGCTTCTGGCGCGGGCACAACGGATTATCGATAGTAGCGAGCCACCCGCCAAGTTGCACGAAGATCCGACCGCCAAGATGGCGTTCGCCTGCGGCTGGTGCAAGCATCGGGCAATCTGTCACGAAGGGCGGCCCGCGCGGGTAAACTGCAGGACGTGCCTCTATTCGTCGCCGGAGGAGGGCGGGGCGTGGTCTTGTGGGCGCTTCAATAAACCGCTGTCTGCCGAAGAGCAGGCGGCTGGGTGCCCCGCCCATTTGACGCTACCGGGACTGGTGGACGGCGAACAGATAGACGTCGACGAGGAAGCCGAAACCGTGACGTACCGTATGCGTGATGGGCGCGTGTGGGTGGATGGGGCAACTGCGGATAAGGAGGCCGCGTAATGGGCTACGTTGAGAAAATCAAAAAGACTTGGTCTCCCGAAGACACCGCGCGCACTCTTGGGGCAAAGCTTGGCATCACGCGGCAGGCGGTGACGGGTTACTACAATCGTAATCCCTCTCTTGTGTCCGATTTCCCGTTAGGCGGGACCGGTAACGTACCGTACCAGAATGAAGAGGGAATTGAGGACTTTAATAAGCGTCTCGTCGATTGGCTGCCCTTTTTAAGAAAGATTGCCCGACGCATGGAGCGTCGCGCGCAGGACAGGGAAGACCTTGTAAACGAGACTGTTGCCGTTTCGGTCGCCAGGCGCAGAACCTTCAATCCATCAGGTAGTTTCCCAGCATGGCTAGCATTCCAAATGCGCGAGCGGGTGAAGCACATGCGCAGGCAGCGCAGTGTAAGCGCCATAAGCTATAGTTCGGATGGCGACGGGGGCGCTCAAAGTACCGTTATAGATAGAGTTGGCGAGCCGCCCCGCCAGGACAACATCGTCGAGCTTTCGCAAGCGCTGGAGCGCATGGAAGGGCGCGGTAAAACCGTGCTTCTGCGCCGCGCCATGGGGGACGAGTTGCACGACATTGGCGATGAATGGGGCATCACGCGCGAACGCGTCCGCCAGATTGAGGCACGAGCACGCGAGAAGTTGCGGGCGGCTATGGGTGAGGTGGCCTAAGCATGTTGGAATTGAGGCCTTATCAATCAGCCGCGATAGAAGCGGTCGACGCCGAATTGGAGCGCGTCGACTCCACGCTTCTCGTCGCGTCGGTTGGTGCCGGCAAGACGCTTATGCAGGCGGGTTTCATCCAGCGGGTTATCGCCAAATACCCGGAGGCGCGCTTTGTGTGCGCCGTGCATACGCGGGAGCTTGTGAAGCAAAACTTTGAGGCCATGCTGCGAACCTGGCCGTTTGCTCCCGCTGGTATTAATAGCGCGGCGCTCGGGCAACGCTCGACGCGGGCACAAATCCTGTTTTGCTCCATCCAGTCGGTTTATGCGCAGGCCGAACGCATTGGCTGGACGGACTGCCTGATTATCGACGAGTCGCACCTGGTTAGCCCGAAGGGCACGACCATGTATCGGCAGTTTATCGACGCGCTGCGCGCTATCAATCCCGACATGCGCATTCTCGGCATGTCGGGCACGCCGTTTCGGATGGATATGGGCATGCTAACGGACGGCGAGGATCCGTTGTTCAAATCCATCGCATACGAAGTCGGCATAGCGCAGCTTATTGACGAGGGCTATCTAACGCGGCCCGTTAGCAAGGGCACGGCGACAACGTTTGACGTTTCTGGCGTACACACACGGGGCGGAGAGTACATCGCGGGCGAGTTGGAGCGCGCCGTTAACAAGTCGGAAATCACCGAGGCTGCAGTCGACGAAATCATACGCTACGGCGGCGACAGGCGGGCGTGGATAGCGTTTGCGGCTGGTGTGGACCATGCGGCCGAAATCCGCGACGAAATGAACAGGAGGGGCGTTGTGGCCGAAATGGTGGAAGGCTCAATGCCGTCCGCCGAGCGAGTCCGCGTCATCGAGGCTTACAAGGCCGGCCGCATCAAGTGCCTGACGAACGTCAACGTTCTATCGATCGGCTTCGATTATCCGGCCATCGACCTTATCGCGCTGATGAGACCAACGAAGTCGCCTGCATTGTATATCCAGCAGTGCGGCAGGGGGCTTCGGCTGGCACCCGGCAAAGATACATGTCTCATCCTCGATTTCGCAAACGTTGTCCGGACTCTTGGGCCAATCGACGATGTGCAAATCAAGAAGCCCGGCAAAGGCGAAGGTGAGGCACCAATCCGTGTCTGTCCCGAATGCCAGTGCATCAACCATGCGGCGGCGCGTCAATGTGTGGAGTGTGGCCATGAATTTCCGGAGCCGGAAGTCAAGGTTCAGGCTGTTGCGGCGGATTTGCCCATATTGAGCAAGGGCGCCGCCGAATGGCGTCCCGTAACCAGCCGCCGCTTCGACTTCCACCAAGGCAAGCCGGGAAAAAAAGACAGCGTGAAGGTCACATATATGTGCGGCCTAACGCGCATTTCGGATTGGCTGGGGCCGGAGCACGAAGGGTACTTCAAGAGCAAGACTGACAGGTTCTGGAATGCGCATGGCGGGCAGCGGCCATTCCCGAAAACCGTGTTGCAGTTTTTGGAGCGCCAGCGGGAGCTAAACGATACCGCGGAAATTAGCGTCGCGCCGGATGGCAAATACTGGACGGTTAAGAACTATAGGGCAGGTGACGCCGCTAACGATAATGCGCCGCAGGCGGCGAATGATAACGACAGCGGCATAGGCAACGTAAAATGGAGCGAGTTGGATGAGATCCCCTTTTAGCATTTTGACCGACGAACTGGACGGCGAGAAGGCCATTAGCGCAATCGAGGCGCTTAATCGCGCCGGCTACATCATAGTGCCAAAAGGCGCTATCGGCCGCGCGCAGGATGATGCTGTGCGGGAGTATGTGGCGGGGAATATACGCAAGGCCGCATAAAACACAGATATACGCAATAACGTATACGGTGCGCTGTGCGGGGCACAACTGGCCGTAGGATGTAGGAGGAATAAGAAATGACCGAATATCTATATTTTCTGGTTGAGGGCGGCAAGACGCTTGAGCTTGCGCACAAGCACGTTGCCGACCGTGAGGCAACGGTAGCGCGCAACATTAAACTTATCGAGCCGCTTGGTGTAACTCGGTACTTTGAATCCATTCTGGACGGAACTGTTTGCGGCGTTGTGTTTGAGGGGCGGCCGCACCAGGACTTTAAAAAGCCAAACCGCCACGGATACAGCACGCCAAAAGCTAAAACAGAGTGGGCGCAGAAGTTTGAAGCGAACGCCGGATACGACAAGCGTGGGTACGAACTGGCTAAGTTGTTGGGCGTGCCGACAACGCTTCGGTACAAGGCCGAAGATTGTGACGGCATGACCGGGACCAGCAGCGGCATCGCTTCTGGATGCGGCTTTCTGTACTTGTCGCCGGATGGACCGTTTGCGCTCTACGTACCGGATATTGCCAAGCAAGTCGCGGACTATGAAGCGCGCGGATATACAGTCAATGATGAGTGCAAAAACTTCCGGCCTGAGTTCGATGGTGCGCGGCCAATCCTGAAAGAGGAATGGGAGCTTATCGTTGCGCAGCGCGAACTTAAAGAAGCAAAGCGGAGGGCCGCATAATGTCTAACCCCAACTACCTCCAAGCCGACGTCGCCAACGTTCTGGCCGACATCGACTCCCTGTTCGCGGCCTATCCAGAGCTTGCCGAGGATGCCGACCTCCGCAAAGACATGCTGGAAGGCAGCACCGCGGCTTTCGACGTACTGACGCGCATCCTCAACCAGGAGCGCGACGCCGATAGCATGGGCAAAGCCATAGCGGCCCGCATGGCGGACCTGTCCAGCCGCAAAGCGCGCGCCGAACGCAAGAAGGAAGCCATGCGTGTTTTTATGCTGCGCGTCCTAAAGGCGGCCGGCTTGCCCAAAGCAAGCTTGGTGGAAGCCACCATTAGCATTAGCAAAGGTCGCGATAGCGTCGACGTGCAGGACGCCACGAAGTTGCCCGACGCCTATGTGCGCATCGAGCGCGTGCCGGATAAGAAAGCGCTATTGGCTGTTTTGGCAAACGACAATGTGCCCGGTGCGGTGCTTAAGACGGGTGAGGATACGGTTACGGTGAGGGTGGCTTAGGATGGGCGAATTTACAAAAACTGAACACCTCGACGGCAAGGTCACGCTATACGGCGGCGACAACCGCGACGTATTGCGCAGCTTGCCTGACTGCTCAATCGATAGCATCGTGACGGACCCGCCCTATGCGCTGGTGTCTATTCAGAAGCGTTTCGGCGGAGCTAACGCCAAGCCAACCAAGGATGGCGACGTCTACAGTCGCGCCTCTGCCGGCTTCATGGGCAAGCAATGGGATACCGGCGAGGTTGCCTTTAGCGAGGTGTTTTGGGCCGAGTGCCTGCGCATCCTGAAGCCCGGCGGGCATGTCGTGGCCTTTAGCGGGACACGCACTTATCACCGGATGGCGGTTGCCATCGAGGATGCTGGGTTTGAGATAAGGGATCAGCTTGGATATTTGTATGGAAGTGGCTTCCCCAAAAGCCATAACGTCAGCCGCAAACTCGACGGTATTAGATGCGCGTGTGCGGGATGCGAAGCAACCGCATCGGTTCTGCAACACGACCTGCGATCTGTGCGGAACGCCGATGTACAGGAGACCGAACACTCTGGTAAAGAACACGGGAAAGTTCTGCAGTCGAGCGTGCCGGAACAAGGCACATCCTCTGCCGGATGGGAGCAACTTTCCTCCGCCGAAATTCGGGACGGAGAATCCGGCATGGAAGGGCGGAGTGACTCTAAGAAGGCGTCGGGGGAATTACGTGTCGGTTCGATATGTGAGGTGTCCGCGTCATCTGTTGTCGATGGCGAGGCGGGACGGATACGTGATGGAACACCGTCGAGTGATGGCGGATTGGGTGGGCCGTCCGCTAATACGAACAGAAGTCGTGCATCATGTGGACCACAGGCCGCTGAACAACGAGAGATCAAATCTGGAACTGTGGCCGGACAATCGCAGTCACAAGATGGCGGAGCATGGCCGAATTGCGGAAGGTGCGGCAAACCAATTATTCCTGACGGCATAGGAACAGCGCTCAAGCCGGCATGGGAACCCATTTGCCTCGCCCGCAAGCCGCTCGTCGGTACGGTAGCCGAGAACGTGCTTGAGCACGGCACGGGTGCAATTAATGTGGATGGATGCCGGGTAGAAGCCGGGGAAGATCACGCGGCCAATTGTTCGCGGAACAATGTTAGCGGCATTTGGCGTGAACACGGTTCTGTCGAAGGTGTGAAAACCGAGGCGTCACCTCTCGGCCGCTGGCCCGCCAACATCGTACACGACGGCAGCGACGAGGTTGTGGCGGCGTTTCCTGATCGAGACGGCGCGGTCAGTAATGGCAAGTCTGGCCAGCAAGGTATCGCGCATGAAGGCTTTGGCTCCATGGTGCAGATGCCAAGCTATGCCGACTCCGGCTCAGCCGCCCGCTTCTTCTATACGGCCAAAGCCGACAAGATGGACCGGATTGGCAGCAAGCATCCGACCGTCAAGCCTGTCGACCTGATGCAATGGTTGGTGCGGCTTGTAACGCCGAAGGGCGGACTTGTGCTGGATCCATTCGCCGGCAGCGGCAGCACGGGCGAGGCTGCGTGGCGCGAGGGAATGCGATGCATCCTGATTGAGCGCGAGGAAGAATATCAAGCTGACATTGCCGAGCGGTTGCGGCTAGCAAACGCCGGGCCGGCTACACGTCGCTCGAGGGCAATCAAGCAGGCCGACAACGATAACCTACCGTTATTCGGCGGCGCCGCGGCAACGGTGGGGGGGGCAGCGGGGTGAAGGACGGCAAATCTATGGGCACTTCGCCGACCAGGACAAGCGGGCAGACGGACGGCGGAATCATGGCCGGTAAGGGCGGGTTTGGTTTTCGCATCCGTGAGCACAAGGAGCGCGCCAATGGATGAATATACACCCACCACCTGCCACTGGTGCTCCCAGCGCGCGGTTGGCGTAGGCATAGGCTTCACCTCCTACAAAGACACGGACCCCAAATGGCTATGCGCGGATTGCTCAATGCTTGCTGAAGATATCCGCCGCGCAAAGCGGCCCGACGCATACAAGCTTAAGGCGCTAGAAATGGTTGACGAGGACGCCGGCAACTACTGCGCCGAGCTTGGCAAAACCGACATGGCGGACATGGATGAACTGGAGCGTAAGATGCTGTGGAAGACGGTGTTCGACGGAACGTCGCGGCATATGCGGGAATTGGTGCGCAACCAAGACGCCCCATTCTAACGGGCGCCCTGTTTCACCTGACCACCCACACCACCGAGGACACCCGCCTTGCAGCCTGACAACAGCACACCCACCACCACACCAAAAGACCTCGCCCTTTCCTACGCATCAGCGGGGAAGAAGGAATGACAATGAAATACGACATCAAGGCAATTCCGACGACCTATGCGGGCGTCAACTTCCGCTCGCGCCTAGAAGCGCGTTGGGCGGCGTTCTTCGATCTATGCGGCTGGAAATGGGATTATGAGCCGTTCGACCTGGATGGCTGGGCGCCGGATTTCATGCTGAAGGGCAAGGTCAAGGCGCTCGTTGAAGTCAAGCCGATTAACTTTGCGGATGCCGAAGATGCCGCAATTAAACAGGCCAAGATCGTCGCCGATAAAGCATTTCGCGCGGCAAGCGCGATTTCTCCGCCAAGGAAACCAATAGACGAAATGGCAGAAGAAGAATTCGATTCGTATGTGGAAGAATCGAAATCAAGACCGCAGTACGAAATTGTGGTTGTTGGCAACGGCCCGTTCAAAAACGACAGTTGGAATAGATGGGGCTTAGGGGTTTTCGCTTTAGACGACTTTTGTGACCAGGACTTCGCCGATCTGTTTTACGGGGAAGAGACGGCCCTCGACTATGCCGCTCGGTACAACAATTTTCAATACCGTATTGGCGGACAGCACGAAGGAGACGGGCACTTGCATCGCATATACGACGACACGCCCGAACACCTATGGCGCGAAGCCGGCAACCTCGTTCAGTGGAAAAGGAAGGCAGCATAGTGGCGGCACTCCCCAAGATACCATCCCCCTACGCTCGCGTCGGCGCCAAGCTCGTCGACCAAGGTTGGCGCGCCATCCCGTGCCGACCGGGCAGCAAACGCCCCGGCGCTTATTCGCAGGGATACTGGTTCGGAAATCTCGGCTGGAATGAATACTGCGATCGTATGCCGACCGACGAAGAGGTGGCAACCTGGTGCGACTGGCCGCAAGGCGGCGTCTGCGTTGTGCTAGACCACATGGTAAAGGTGGTCGACATTGACACAGACGACGAAACAATCCGCGCGGCATTGGCCGAAATCATCCCTGATAGCCCCGTCAAGAAGCGCGGCCAGAAGGGCTATTCGGCGTTCTTCCGCGGCTCGGACAAGATTGTCAGCCGCGCCTTCAGCATTTCCGTTTTCGGGAAGCAGGAACGCATTGTCGACCTTCTCGCCTACGGAAAGCAAACCGTCTGCCCACCAACCATCCACCCTGATACGCAGGAGTCATACCAGTGGCTTGGCGATCCGCTGGAGGACTACGCCCCCGAAGACCTGCCGGTTCTTGACGACGACATAGCCGACAAGATCGCCGCGGTGCTGTCGCGCTTTGGCTATATCGAGCCTATTGTGCATGAGTACCATGAGGTTGAATCGCGAGACACGATTTGGCGCGAGATCAACGACCTGGCGCTCGCAAATCTCGACCTATGGGTGCCTGAACTCAAACTCCCACAGTGCAAGCGCAGCGGCGACGGGCGTTACCGTGCCGTGGCGGAATGGCGCGGCGTTGAAAACCCGAACCTTTCGTTCAGCGCGAAGGGCATCACCGATTGGGGCGCAAACGAAAACCACACGGCGCTCGATGTGGTGATGAACGTCTTTAGCTGCGGCCTCGACGTCGCCACCGATTGGCTCAAGGGCAAACTCAACTACAAGGAGATTGAGTTTGTGGACACAACCAAGATGCGGGAGAAGATGACAAAGAAAGCGGCTAAGCCAACCGCCCTTCCGGCAGCACCTGCACCCGCATCCCCCACGCCCAAAAAGCCAGCCAACGACAACAAATACTATAACCCGTTCACGCCGCAGGAAGCCGGCGGCTTACTTGGCGCTATCAGCCAGTGGGTTTACGACACATCGCGGCGGCCCGTGCCGGAGTTCTCCATCATGGCGGCCGTGGCGTTCATGTCCGTGCTGTTCGGCCGCCGGGCCGTTGGGCCGACAGGCGCGGGGCTTAACGTCTATATGGTCGGCATTGCACCTCCTGGCTTCGGCAAGGAGCATCCATTGAAGACGGTGCAAACGCTTGCTGTCGATGTGCAGATGCCGGACCTTATCGGCCCCGGCGAAGTCACCAGCGGATCCGCAATCGAAAAGATCGTGCGCCGTCGCCCCGTGTTCCTTATGCCGTGGGACGAGATGGGCGTCGTGCTTCAGTCCGTAACAGGGCGCGGCTCGTCGAGCTGGGCGCAAACCATACGCAAGGTGCTGCTGGAGATATTCTCCAAATCGAACGGCATGTGGTCCGGAAAGGAACATGCCGACCCAACGCGGGATAGCTCTGCCGAGCCGGTGTTCTCGCCCACCGTGTCACTTATGGGCATGTCGACGCCGACCACGTTCTACAAGGGCATCACGGAGGAAAGCCTCACAGATGGTTTTGTAGCGCGTCTGGTGGTTCTGGAGCCTACCCTGCGACCGGACAGGCATAAGGCGCCGGCAATCCTTATTACGCCGACGTCATTGATTGGCGCGATCAAGGAAAGTCGAGACAGGTTTCCCGTCACAAGTGAGAATATGCCCAAGAACTGGAAGAATCCGCACATTCGGCCGGCCCTGCTTGCTGTGCCTTGGGCTGACGAGGAGGCTGAACGGCGATGGACGAAAATCGAGGATTGGCAGATTGAAGAAATTGGCGATAACGGAGCGTCCGAGGGCATTATAGGGCGAACCGCGGAGCACACGATTAAGCTTGCGACAATCCGCGCGTTAAGCCGTGACAGCGCCAAGCCGGCCGTTACGGTTGAGGACGTTGAGTGGGGCCACGCCATCGTGCAGGCGTCCATTGTGTCCATCAATCGCGGCGTCGACGAATACATGGCCGGATCGCAATTCGAGGAACTGTGCAAGGCCATCCTGTCCGCGCTTCGCCAAAGCAAGGACGGCTCGCTGGCGCAGTCGACGCTGGTGCGCAAGCGCGGCGTATCGAAGGCCGACGATCGTATGGTTGAGCAGGCCATTAAGCGCCTTGTGCTGTCGGGCGAAATCGAGCGCCCGACAATCGAGGGCAAGGGCGTGAAGGTGCGCCTGGCCAGCGAAAAACTGGCCGCTTAGGACGTTGCAGAAATTTTTGCAATGACGCTGCAATTGCCCGATTTTTTGCAACGGGATTCGGACTCGTTGCAAAAATTGCAGACAATTGTAAAATTTGGAACAGACTTAACGCATTGATTCACATACACAAAATTGCTATTTTATAGTCATTGTAAATATATACCTTTATTACTGAATCCATGTGTGTGTGAGAGATGAAAGTATATATTTACAAGGAGGCGCACATGCCTGCAAAAACCACCACCACGGCAGCCACCCGCACCACCACCCAAACAGTCCGCATCAACGGCGCCCGCGTCCGCCTCACCACCAAGGACGGGCGCGTTACCATGAAGCCGGCGCCCGTCGAGGAATGGCTGCTTCAGGCGGCTATCGTGCGTGCGCTGCGTTCTATGCCGGAATATGCGGCCACCGCTGCCGGCGCCAAACCAGGCACGTTTACGCTGGCTGGCGACTTTAACGCGGCTCGCCGGTCTATGCGGGAAGCGGCCAAGGCCAAGGCTACGGGCCTTACCCCCGGCGAGGCAGACTTACGGCTGTACATCTACGGCGGTCGGCTGGCGCTTATCGAGGTGAAGGGCGGGGCTGCGGTTAGCAAGGCGCAGCGGGAGCGCCATGCGCTGTTGGCTGCGCTAGGCTTCACGCGGCAGGCGGTGTTGCGCGCCACCACGCCGGAGGACGCCGCTGCGCAGGCTGTGGCGTTGGTGCGGGGTTGGTTGGCTAACAACGACAACACCAAAACCACCACCGCCGCATAATTTATTTCCACCCAGCCCTGCACTTTTGCCGCGAATAACCCTATAATGTGTGTAGCGGCATAAACGCGGCCACAAGATGTAGCATAACGATAACGGGGACATCAACACAGCATGACTCGCCACGCATCATTAGCGGAACAGCTAAAATCGGTAATGGCATACCGCGGCAAGCCGGAAGGCGAACCCGCGCCCGTCAAAACCAACTTCACGCCGGTAGCGGCAAACGACAACAATCCGGAGGATTTGGCTGGGTTGCATATCGAGCGGCGCAGGGCCATTAGGCCGACCATTTCCGAAATCGAGGAGGCCATAGAAAGCGGCACCGTCGAATACGGCACGCACGTCGAGAAACTGCCCGGCGGCGAAACGAAAAGCCATAAGGTCGTAACCGGCATAGGCAAGTTGCGTTTTAGCGACGGCTCGCAAAAGGAGCGCGCATACCGCTATAGCATCGACGGCAAGCTTATCGAATATGACGCGCCGATGCCAGTTGGCGCCATGCTTGGCACGCGCGACAGGCAGGAGCGCGTGTTGGGTGGCGACACGATTGTTAGCAACGTGGCCTATACCGACGTATATGGCGGTAAGCACCCAAACAAGGTAAGGCGCAAGGGCAAGGATAAGCGAGCGGCAGAGAAACCTGCCAAGCTGCAGTCAAAAGCGGATATGCGGGCGGAACTCGCCTTACTACCCGCCCACGCCGCCAAACCCTGCAAGCCCGGCTTTCCGTGGCGGCCGACCAATCTTCGCGAATTGTTCATCGGCTTGGAAAAGGGCAAGAAGGGCGAAAGCGGCAGCGTTGCCTGGGAAGACGTCACGACACATATAGTCGAGCGTGAGATGTGGGCTGAAACACTTGCCGCGCTATCAGGCGCAGACAGCAAGACGCTTGACGTTGCCATGACGGCTAAAACGTTTCGTGAGATTGGCGAGGCGCACGGTTTTGTCGGTAAACGCGCCGAGAGAATGGGCAAGAAGATTTTACGCGCAGCAAACGACAATCTTGATGTTGCGTTGAAAAAATCTGCCGCATAGCGTCCCTAAAGCCCTTTCCCATGGTGAGTATCAGTGAGGGGTAGTGAAGCCGCATTGTTGGCTGGCGCTACCCGCACTGTTCCGTGCGCTTATGCGACGGACGCTCGACCATGTGGCGGTACGGCTGCGCGAACAGCACGGCGCCACCGCTGAGTTGGGCGTAACTAACCGTGGCGGCACACAATGGTGCCTCAATGACCGACAGCACTAGCTTCTGCGTTCGGCACCACACCGCATCGCCACTTCGCGCGTCCTCCTCCCGCTGCGTTGTGGCGTTCTAGCGGCAGGTTGAGCAACGGGTAGATAAACCGGGCGCCGTTGGCGCTGCTCCCTGCCGCTTTCAATTCGCCCGAATGGGCAGACGACAACATGGCCGCCGTCACCGCATTGTGGTGCAAAAGCGTGGGTAGCGTAACCCTGACGCGCAGGCGTTGCGGCCTTCTTATTGCGGAGTGGAGAAGTCTGGTCATCTCGCCTGGCTCATAACCAGGAGAACGTCGGTTCAAATCCGACCTGCCGCAACCAAATGTTGGATTAGTGTAACGGTAGCACAAGTGGCTCCAACCCACTTAGTCGGGGTTCGAATCCCTGGTCCTTCGCCAACCCACCCACATGCAGCGTGCTGCATGTCCAGCCAGGCAACCTGCGAGCGCGCAGATAGTGCCGGGCTGCGTTATTCAGCAGAAGAAGGCCGAAGCAATGCTTACCATGAAATATATCGATGCAGACGGATACGAGCGAGTATCGGAGGCCTACGACGTGCGCGCCAAGATGGACGGACGATACACCAAGAGTGTTGGATGGCGCGACGAGCGCGACACGGCGCACACGCTTACCGGGGCGACGACTGCTTATCTGATGAATGATGGTGGCGCGACGATCGCCAAGTATGTGCTGCAGGAGGCGCCGGTCCATGCCCACTAGCACACTCACCGTCAAGCTAGACCTGGACACCAGCGACCTTGAGCGCGCCAAGGCTGAGATGGACTTGGTTAGTCGCGCCGAGGTCAAGCGCATGATTGCGGATGCGCTTGCCGCGTACGATCGCTCGCTGCCGTTGCGGTTCATGCGGTACGAGCAGCGTGGCCGCTAAGCCAGACAAGCGCAGCGTCGAGGCGGTAGCATATCGAAAGCTATACAACACAACGCGTTGGCGTCGGTTGCGTGAGGCTCAGCTTATGGCCGAGCCTTTGTGCTGCATGTGCCTGGAAAGCGAAGTGATTGAGCCGGCTACGGTGTGTGATCACGTTACCCCACACAAGGGTGACGTGACGGCGTTCTGGCTTGGCCCATTCCAGAGCTTGTGCAAGGCGCATCATGACGGAGCAAAACAGCGCGAAGAGCGTGGCGCGTTGATGGCCTACGGCTCCGATGGCTATCCGATCTAAGTGACAATCCTAAAAGACAAACAAAATCAATGCGATGCATTGACGGGGCGGCCTCCAAAGTCGGCGATCGCCCCTTATATACCGGCGCACACAACTCAGCTTTAACGCTAATACAGATTTTCCCATAAGGAAGAACCATGGCGAAGCGTAAGGCGCGCATAGACAGCGCCGAAGAGGCCGTCAAGGTTATGGCGAAGGCGGCGAGCGAAATTGATCCGCCTAGCAACGTTCCGCTTGATGATGGTGATTTGCCTTTCTTCCGTAATGTCATTGCGGAGTTTGCGCGTTCGGAATGGTCGGCGCATCAGCTTGAGATTGCTGCGATGCTTGCGCGCACGATGGCAGATTTGACGCGAGAGCAAAAGATGCTCCGCGATGAAGGCGGCGTAGCATATTCCGAAAAAGGCACACCGGTCGCAAATCCGCGCAAGGCTATCGTGCAAATGCACGCATCGTCGATCTTGTCATTCCGGCGCTCGTTGTCACTTCACGCGCGCGCGCAAATGGGGGAGGCGCGGGACGCTGCCAAGAGGCGCGCCATCGCCAAAGATATTGAGGCAGACAACCCGCTGGAGGATGAACTGCTGGCAAGGTAAATAATGGCGGAGAAAATGACGCGCGGCGAAAGAGTTATCGCCTTCATTCACCGCTATTGTAGGGTTCCGGAGGGAAATCTACTTGGTAAATCCATTGAGCTTCTCCCGTTCCAGAAGAGGTTCATTCTCGAAGTATACGATAACCCGAACGGAACGTCGCGAGCGTACCTGTCTATCGCCAGAAAAAACGGTAAGACTGGCTTGATTGCCTGCCTGCTGCTGGCGCACATCGTTGGGCCGGAGGCCTACCAGAACAGTCGCATCGTTTCGGGTGCCAGGACTCGAAAGCAGGCAGCTGAAGTCTTCAACTACGCCGCCAAGATGGTTTGGCAATCACCTGAACTGTCGAAGCTGGCGCGCGTTGTGCCTTCTGGCAAGAAGATCGTCGGCTTGGCGCGAAACGTTGAATACGAGGCCATTTCAGCAGAGGCGGCCGGTGCGCACGGCGGCTCGCCCATCCTTGCCATTCTGGATGAGGTGGGGCAGGTGAAGGGGCCGCATGATGCATTCGTTGAGGCGATTGTAACTTCGCAGGGCGCCTATGAAGGGCGCGCGATGCTGTTTGCAATATCGACGCAGGCCGCCACAGATAACGATCTTTTCTCGCGTTGGATTGACGACGCAGAGACGTCGAAGGATCCGCGCATTGTTTCGCATGTTTACACAGCAGAAAAAGATTGCGACTTGCTCGACGAGGAGGCGTGGGCAGCGGCAAACCCGGCGCTTGGAATCTTTCGTTCTAAGAAAGATGTGGAAGACAAGGCCGCAATGGCGTCGCGTCTGCCTACGGAAGAATCGAGTTTTCGCTGGCTCTTCCTAAACCAGAGAATTGACGCAACCGCTCCGCTGGTCGCGCCTTCCGTATGGAAATCTTGCAACGCACCTGCTGCAAGTTTCGACGGCAAACCGGTATTTGGCGGGCTAGACCTGTCAGAAATATCCGACTTGACGTCTCTGGTGCTTATGGCGCCGGAGGAAACCGCTACCGGCACGGTATGGAGTGTCAAGCCGACGTTTTGGCTCCCCGAGGACGGGCTGTTGGACCGGGCGCGGCAGGATCGCGTACCGTACGACGTGTGGGCGCGGCCGGACGCCACGGGGAATCGATTCCTCGATGTGACACCCGGGCCGACTGTCGATTACGAGTTCGTCGCGCATCATTTGCGCCATGAGGTTTTCGACAAGTACGATGTGCGCAAGATTGCGTTTGACCGATGGCGGTGGCGACATCTGAAACCGTGGCTGCTGAAGGCCGGCTTCGACGAAGGGCAGCTTGAAGGCGATAACGCCAAGTTCGAGCAGTTCGGACAGGGCTTTGCATCAATGACGCCTGCGCTACGTGATCTTGTCGGTCTTATCCTGAACAAACGGCTTGCGCACGGCGACCACCCGGTATTGACGTCGTGTATGTTGAATACAGCCGTTAAGACCGACCCGTCTGGCAATAAGAAACTCGACAAGCAGAAGGCTCGCGGCCGTATTGACGGCGCTGTGGCTTTGGCAATGGCCGCGGCAATGGCCGGGACGTATCAGCCCGAAGCCAACCTCGACGACTTTGCAAACAACATGATCGCCGTGACGTGGTAACGCGCGCGGTGCCGCAAACGGTGCGGCTACAAGCAGAAGGGGCGTCATGGCCTGGTGGGATAGATGGCTAGGGCGCTCCATTGATTTGAATGCGTCCAGCGAGCCTTTTTGGCGCGGGTTCTTTGGCGGCGAGACGACTAGCGGCGAGGTTGTGAATTACGACCGCGCCATGCAGTTGGATGCCGTGTGGGCCTGTGTCAACCTGATTGCCAATTCGGTTAAGACGCTGCCGTGCCTGGTGTATGATGCGGGCGGCACGACGGTTAACCAGAAGTCGCCGCTTTACGAGATTCTGCATGACATGCCGAACCTCGACGACACGTCGGCAGACTTTTGGGCGATGGCAGCGATTTGCCTTTGCCTGGATGGCAACTTCTTCGCGGAGAAGAAATTCAGTGGCGAGCGGCTGGTTTCGCTAATCCCGCTGGATCCGTTGGCTGTCGACGTAAAGCGCGACGACAGCAACCGCCGTTACTACGAAGTGACGGAGCGCATGTATGCGGCCGGCAAGAGGGGCGGCAAGCGGCGCGTTACCGAAGATCGTATGTTTCATGTCCGCGGCGCGTTGCTGCCGGGCTGTGACCGCGGTATTTCGCCTATCGGCATGGAGCGTAACGTAATCGGCAACGCGCTGGCCGGCGAGAAATCGTCTGGGCGCGTGTACAAGAAGGGCCTGATTTCGACGGTGTTTTTGACGTCGGACCAGGTGCTGAAGCCCGAACAGCGCAAGCAGATTGGCGACACACTTCAATCGTTTGCCGGTGCTGAGAACGCTGGCGGCATTGCTGTACTGGAGGCGGGGCTTTCGCCGCACGCGATCAGTATCAACCCGAAGGACGCGCAGCTTTTGGAGGCGCGTCAGTATTCAGTTGAGCAGATTTGCCGGATCTTCGGCGTTCCGCCTGTAATGATTGGCCACGCGGCCAACGGCACGACGACCTGGGGCAGCGGTATCGAGCAGTTAATCCTGCAGTTTACCAAGACGTGTCTTACGCCAATGCTGCGAAGCATTGAATCGGCCATCTATCGCGACTTGCTGGACGCGAAAACGCGCAAAACAACCATCGTGAAGTTCTCGATGGAGGGACTTTTGCGTGGCGACAGCACCGCGAGAGCCGAATTTCTGTCGAAGATGGTCACGAACGGCATTTACACGCCGGACGAGGCGCGCGCCTACGAAAACAAGGCGAAAGAGCCGGGCGGCGACCGCCTGATAGTTCAGGGCGCCATGGTTCCACTGGAAAAACTGGGTGAAACGCCCGCCCCACGGCCCGCAAACGACAATGCGCCACCCGTCGCCACCACCACACAGCCAAAACCGGCCGAACAGCCGCAAAAACGCGCTGCTTAAGGAATTTCAATGAAGTTTGAACACCTGCTGGACGCCTTTACGGCGGATCCATGGGCTATTCAGCGCGAGAAATTGGGCGTTTTGGCCGACATTCTCGTAGCCCGCGCCGAAGGCGAAAAGCTGTTTTCGACCGAGTTCGCCGCTGCGGTTTCCGATGCGCGAGCTAAGGAAGTCGCCGAAACGGATGGTAAAATCGCGGTTATCCCGATTTATGGCGTCCTGGCGAACAAAATGGACGCTTTTTCGGCAATGTCGGGCGGGACGTCTTACGCCGGCATTCGCAAGGCGCTGCATTCGGCACTGTCCAATGAAGACGTCAAGGCTGTTGTGTTGGACGTCGACAGTCCTGGTGGTTCTGTCCCCGGCACGGAGGAGCTTTCCAATGAGATTCGCGCCGTTCGCGGCGGCGAAAAGCCGATTATCGCGCAGGTAAACCACCTTGCGGCTAGTGCGGCCTACTGGATTGCGGCGAGCGCGGACGAGATTGTTGTTTCGCCCAGCGGGCGGGCCGGTTCGATCGGCGTTTATACGGCGCACGACGACATTTCGGCTGCGCTGGAAAAGCGAGGCATCAAACGCACGTACATTTCGGCCGGCGAGAACAAGGTTGAGGGCAACGAAACCGAACCGCTTGGCAAGAAGACGCTGGCACATATACAGGACGGCGTAAATCGTTCCTATCAGCGCTTTGTGGCCGCTGTGGCTGAAGGCCGCGGCACGACGATCGGCAAGGTTGAGGACGGCTTCGGGCAGGGTCGTGTGTTTTACGCTGAAGCCCTGATGGACCGCGGCATGGTCGATCGTGTTGCGACGCTTGACGAGACGCTGGCGCGCTTTGGAGCCGACACGATGCCTGCATATGTGCGGCGCGTTAAGGCGCAGAACCAGGCCAAGGCCGAAGCTGCGCGCGACCTGGTGGCAAAGATGGCCGCCGGCGAAAAGATTACAGTTCGCGAATTTGAAAATGGCCTCAAGGGACTTGCTGGCCTGTCAAATTCGGAGGCGGAGCGGGCCGCTCGGCTCTACCTCAAGGCCGATCAGGGGGAACCTGATGGCGATGCGGATGCTGCCGCTTTGGCAGCGGTCGAAAGGCTTCTGACCGAAGCGAAATCATTCCGCGTCTAGCGCGGGTTTAGTGCCGCTGCGGCGGCGTTCCCAAATATTGTTATAGAAAGGCTCAGCTAATGGCTGACAACACTGCGCTTGCCGACAAGATCGGCGAGCTTGGCACTTCGCTTGCCGATATCAAAGAAAAGGTCGGCAATCTTGGCGCCGATTTCACCGAAAAGCTGAAGGCTGCCGGTGCCGTTTCCGACGAACTGAAGGGCAAGGTCGACGAGGCTCTTAAGGAGCTTGGCGACGCCACTACGCGCGTCGGCGAACTTGAGAAGCGTGCCGCCCGCGAACGCGAGGTGGTCGAGGCCGAGGGCATGGACCTTGGCGATCATCTGGTTGCTTCCGAGGCGTTCAAGAACATCGACAAGGTTGGCGCCTGGCGCGGTTCGATCCGAGTTGGCGTTGAGCGTGCCGATATCACCTCGTCCAACACCACGGTTGGTGCCGGCCGCTCGGCTGGTACGTCGCTGGTCCCCGGTATGCGCGTTCCTGGCATTGTTGCCCCGCCGAATCGTCAGTTCACCATCCGTGACCTACTTGCGCCCGGGCAGACTTCGGCCAGCTCGATTGAGTACGTCAAGGAAACGGGCTTCACGAATAACGCCCGCCCCGTGACCGAAGGCACGACCAAGCCCAAATCGGACATCACCTTCAACCTGGTGACAACCCCGGTTCGCACGCTCGCCCATATCTTCAAGGCTTCCCGCCAGATCATGGACGACGCTCCGGGGCTCGCTAGCTACATCAATGCCCGCGGTACGTATGGCCTGAAGTACGTTGAGGAGAATCAGATCCTCAACGGCAACGGCTCCGGTCAGAACCTGAACGGTATTGTCCCGCAGGCCACTGCGTTCGCGCCGGAGTTCAATGCTTCGGACGAAACCGCGATTGACCGTCTGCGCCTTGCCGTCCTGCAGGTCATCTTGGCTGAGTACCCGGCCAGCGGCTTCGTGCTGCACCCGACCGATTGGGCGCGCATCGAGCTCGTCAAGGACGCGGAGAAGCGCTACATCGTGGGCAGCGCTCTTTCGCCTATCGGCCCGACCCTTTGGGGCTTGCCGGTTGTGCAGACGCAGGCGATGAGCGCTGGCGACTTCCTGGTTGGCGCGTTCAACCTCGCCGCGCAGATTTTCGATCGCATGGGAGTCGAGGTTCTGCTGTCAACCGAAAACTCGGACGACTTCGAGAAGAACCTCATGACTCTGAGGGTTGAGGAGCGTCTTGGGCTTGCGGTTTATCGCCCTGAAGCGTTCGTCACGGGCGACCTGAACACGCTGACTACCGCTTCGTAATTGAAGCATGGGCGGGCTTAACGGCCCGCCCTTTTCTTACCGGAGATTTTATGAAACTTCGCGCGCTAAAAACGACGCTGGGCAGCTACGGCACGGCTCGCAAGGGTGAAACGTTCGACGCTCCGAATTGGGAAGCCGTCGAGCTTATCGCTAACGGCTATGCCATCGAAGAGTTGCCGATTGAAAAGCGCCCTGCAGCGCCGCAAAGCGTGAAGCGGAGGGGCGATGGCCGCGACCCTTTTTCGGGGCGCCCGGATGGTGGCCTGACTGGCTCGGAGAAACAGTCGTCATCGTCGCGTCGGGGCCGTCCGCAGTCGAAGTCCCGATAGACCTTGCGCTTGGCAAGGCAAAAGTCATTGCCATTAACAATTCGTACAAGCTGGCACCTTGGGCTGACGTTCTTTACGCTTGCGATGGCGAGTGGTGGAAAAAGAATGACGGCGTACCGTCCTTCGGTGGCTTAAAGATAGGCAACGACGAGATCGTCGCTCCCGCCGAGTGGCGGTTGAGGCAGATACATCTCGTGCGCGCGGATGACAGTCTGCTTATCAATAAATTCGGCGAGGTAGGCTGGGGCGGCAATAGCGGCTTCCATGCGCTTAACCTTGCCGTGCAATTCGGCGCCAAGCGTATTGTGCTTGTTGGCTACGACATGCGCGTTGACAAAGGCGTGCATTGGCACGGCCGGCACGGCGGCGGACTGCATAACCCAACGTCTGCCAATGCCAACCGTTGGCGACGGGCGCTGGATGACACCGCGCCGCTTTTGGCGGAAATCGGTGTTGAGGTTCTGAATGCCTCTCCGGTCAGCGCGCTAGAGAATTTCCCGAAGATTGATTTTGCATCGCTGTTCGGCGTGGACGCTGCCGGCGAACTGGAGGCGGCGTGACAATTGTAGATACCGCGCTTGTCAAAAAGCACGTCAACGCGGCCGACTTCACCGACGACGATACTATTTTGGCGGCGTATCAGTCTGCTGCGGAAACCATCGTCACGGAATATCTGGACCGCATCGTATTTGAAGAAGGCGGAAGTGCGCCGTCCGGCGATGACGGCACGGCCATGGAGGTAACGCCGCCCATTACCGCGGCAGTTTTGCTCCTGGTGGAGGATATGTACGAAGGGCGCGGTTCCGCATCGTGGGAGGCTGACGGGGCGATGCTGCCGCGCACGGTGAGGGCACTGCTTGCGCCGTATCGTGTGTGGCGGACGCTCACGGAAGAGGCTCTTTGCGCGGACCCGCAAACATGATCCACCCCCTTGCACACGTCGACGCCGACGTTGTTTTAGGTGAAGGCACGAACGTTTGGCAGTTTGCCTCGATTACCCGCGGCACGAGCCTGGGTGCCGGGTGTTCGGTTAGTCCGTTCGCGATGCTGGACGGCTCCGTTTACGGTGACCGCGTGATCGTGAGTGGCGGCGTCAAGTGCGGCGCTGGCTTCAAGGTCGGCAACGATGTGTTTCTCGGCCCGAACGTTGTGCTGGCGAATGACTGTTGGCCGGCGGCGCACAAGGGCGGCTATCGGGACGATTTGCTGCGCGACGATGAGCATTGGGCAGTTGTGGTGGAGGACGGGGCAATTGTTGGTGCGAACGCTGTGGTTTTGCCTGGGGTTAGAATTGGGCGCGGCGCGGTTGTCGCTGCCGGCGCTGTTTGTGACAGAAGCGTGCCGGATGGAATGGTGTTCAAGCGCAACGGCTATCTAGCGCAAGTTCCCGCCAACAGGAACGACAAGCGGCACAGGTGGGTGGCGTGAGCGCCACCGCACAGGACGGCGCGCTTACCGTAGCCACCCTGTTCTGGCAAGCCAACGAACACAGCCAATCGTTTTCCTCGATGTATACTGAGGAATGGGTTGAGCGCCTTTATCGAGGCTTCAAGCGCAATTTGACGCTACCGTTTCGGTTTGTGTGCTTTACGGATAGAGCGCGCGATTTCAAGGAACCAATCTTTGAAATAGTCGATCCGACTTTAGGCAAAGGCGGTTACGGCGACTGCATCCGTGCCTACGCCGTTGACGGACCGATGATCCTGGTTGGCCTCGACACCGTTGTAACCGGCAATTGTGACAAGCTTGCTGACTATTGCATGACGGCGGACCGGCAGGCGCTCCCGCGCGACCCGTACAAGATGCGGCAAGCGTGCAACGGCGTGGCACTAATCCCCAAGGGATGGACGCGCATTGCCGAAGAGCACGCCGGCCAGAATGACATGGAATGGGTGCGGCGTTATCCGCACGCATACATAGACGATCTGTTCCCTGGCGCGGTGCAATCCTACAAGGGCACGGTGCGGCAATCCGGCGTTGGTGATGCGCGCATTGTGTATTTCCACGGCAAGGAAAAGCCGCATGAGTTGCGGCATGAATGGGTAAAGAGGTGTTGGCGCTAATGGCTTGGATAAGAATAACCTCACCATTTAGCCACAAGCCTACGCCAGCTGTGACGGTCGATTACAAGCCCGGCGTTTATCAGGTAACGTCAGCCTGCGCCACGCTAGCCATTGCAGCCGGCAAGGCCGTTAGGTTGCGCAAAACGAATAAGGACGAGGTGCCCGCAGAATGGCAAAGCGCAACGGAGCCGGCCAACTCAACCGGCGAGTGACGTTCCAAGCGCGCACCACGGCCGACGATGGCTACGGGAATCAGGTGCCCGGCCCTTGGGCCGACCAATATACATGCGCCGCCCGCCTGCAGCCTAAGTTCGGCGGCGACGTCGAGTCATTTGCGGCAAGCCGGTTGTCCAGCAAGCAACCATACAACCTGATTGTGCGCAATTGTGCGGCAACGCGGGCCGTTCGTACCGATTGGCGGGTTGTGGATGCGCGGCAGGCGCAGGACGCGAATGGCGCGTCGCCAAGGGTATTCGACATTGCGACCATCGTGGATCCCGATGAGCGGGGGCAGTTTTTGGAAATGCTGGTGATTGAGGGTGCGGCTTCGTAGGGCGGTAAGTTGATGGCATTCAAAGCAAAAGTGCTCGGCCGCGAAGCCTTGATGCGAAAGCTGGAGCGCATCACGCCGGGCGTCACGGAGGCAGCCGCCGAAGCGAAGTTGGAAGTCGTCAAGGACGCGGCCAACATCATTTCCGCCGACGCGCCGCACGATACCGGCGGCTACATGGAAAGCATCCAAGGCGATTTTCAGAAGAATCGACCTGGTATTGTGCCCGTGGGCGGCAAGCAATCAAAAGACCCGGATGCCGCCGCTATCTATGCCGATTTCCGTTGGAGATGGCTGGAGTGGGGGACTGCGCCGCATAAGATTGCGGGGCGCAACGGAAAGAACCTTGTGTTTCTCGGTGCGGATGGCTCGCTTGTGTCTACGCCGTCCGTCCAGCATCCCGGCTCGCGCGCACATCCCCATGTGTTTAGTAACTGGAGCCGGATCAAACCGCAGGCCAAGCGCAAGATTGCCAAGGCTGTCAACGACGCGGTTAAGCGGTCGCTCGGCAAATAGCCGGCGGCAAGTAGCCACCACAAGGAAACAACATGGCCGCACCAATGCACGAGCTTGTGGGCGTTGCTACAGCGCGCCTGCGAGCATACGCCGGGCTTACCGCATTGGTGCCGGCGACTAACATCTTCTATCGAGCGCCGGCAAGCTACGTGCCGCCGTATGTGACGATCGACGACGCCTATTCGACGCGCGATGCGATGGAATGCGTCGACTCCATGCTTGTGACGCTAAACGTGCATGTGTGGACCGACGACAGCCACCCATTAGCGGTTAGTCCCGGTGGTGCGCTGCAGGATGCGCGGGCGATAGGCTGGCAGGTGGTTAAGGCGCTGCACCATTATGCGCTGGCGCTACCGGGCAACAGGCTGGTCAACCTGGCAAATACCGGTGAACGGTATTTCTACGACCAAGACGGAACCACGGGCCACGGTGTAATTAGCATGTCGGCAGTCATTGAGGCGTCTTGAAGAAAGCCGCGCTAAAGCCTATATAAGCAGCGAGCCGACAGGGTGCGCTAACACCGTGCCGGCTCTGACCAAAACGACGCTATTGGGAGCATCGAGTGGCTGAAGCTGCAATTAGTGCGCTGTTTGATAAAGCGCAAGGGACTCTTTCAAAAATTAGGTTTTGTAAACTTTGCGAGGTGCCGATTCCGCCGTCGCATGGACGACCTCGTGTCCATTGTGTTGACTGTAAGACCAACCGACGCGCAGAAATTCAAAGATTGTATGATCTGGAAAGACGGCCTCCGTCCTGCACAATCGGCGAAGATATGAAGTGCGGGCGTTGCGGTGAGTCGTGCCGGAGGAACGCGGCAAAACAATTATACTGTAAAGAATGCGTCATCGTCGTCAACCGTGAGCGCGAGCGCGGACGGATTAGAGACCCCGCAAAGGTCGCAGAATACAGAAGGCGGCATAAGGAAAGATTGCCCGCGGATCACGGAAAATTGCGATCACAAAAATATAATGACGCCAACCGCGAAGAGATAAACCGAAAATCGCGAGAGCGCAATAAGACGCCTGAACGAAAAGCTTATATGGCTGAATGGGATGCGCAATATCGTGCTCAGCCCAAACAGCGCGTCGACCAGAGGATGAAGACGGCAATAAAGCTTGCTCTCGGAGAGAAAAAGGCTGGCCGTAAATGGGAGTCTCTAGTCGATTACACGCTCGACGAATTGTACGTCCACATTGAAAAGCAGTTTCTCCCCGGAATGTCTTGGGAGAATATGGGGGAATGGCATATCGATCACATTCTCCCGCGCGCCAGTTTCAACTACGAAACCGAAGACGACCCGGAATTTAAGGCGTGCTGGGCGCTAACCAACCTGCGGCCGTTATGGTGGCGGGATAACATCAGTAAGGGCGATAAGCGCCTACATCTAATCTAAACGACAGGCCGCCAGCGAGCGGCCTTTTTCTTGAAAGGAATAGCTGATGGCTGATGGCCAGCAGACGGGCCGCCTTTTGCTCATTCAAATTGGGCAGAACGACAGTCCCGAGACGTTTAAGAATCTCTGCGGGATTCAGACTCGTAGCTTCAACATGTCGGCAAACGACGTTGATACTACCATCCCATCGTGCACCAACCCCGGCGACACGCCGCAGAAGACTGGCGTTCCAGGCATTAAGAATCGCACTTTTTCTGGTTCCGGTAAGTTCGTCAAGAGCGCCGAGACGACTGCGTTTATTGGCTATGTGACGGATGCTGAAATCTTCAACGCCAAGGTTATCGTGCCTGGCTTGGGAACGTTTACCGGCCCTTGGTACGTGACCGACTTTACGCTCTCGGGCGAACAAGAAGGGACGCTGAGCTTCGACGCCACGTTCAATGCCGCGGATGCCCTTACGTTTGAGGCTGAGGTCTAATCATGGCGCTTGAGGTGAATGGTGCCCGCGGCGAAGTGGGCTTGACGATTGGCGGCACGGAAATTGTCATTGCCGCCACGATGGCTGGCTTGTCGGCGGTATCCACTCGCCTTGAGTGCAAGTCCATGTCGGACCTGTTCCAAAGGCTGTCGGCTGTAGAGCCGGCGGCCACGGTTGCGGCTATTGAGTTGCTTACCGTCAAGGGAAATGGCGCAGAAGCGGCCGGCAAATTGAAGCTTAAGCACTTCAAGGCCTGCGCCGAGGCGCTGAATGCCGTCTTAGCGCACCACTTCGCGGACGACGACGAGGGAAACGGGGAAGCCGCCGCGTAAAAGGCGGCGGCGACTCTGATAGCAAGAGCGGCGGGTTAGATGCCAGCGCGCCGTTCCCATGGAAAGACTGGATGGGCGGTGCGTTTGGCTGTCTTGGTTGGGCGCCGGAAACCTTCTGGCGCGCGACGCTGACGGAATACCTTGCGGCCATAGCCGGATATAATCGGCGTATGGGGGGCGACAAGGAAGACGACCGCAAGGGGCCGAGCGACGCAGAATTGGATGCGCTGGTTAAGCGGTATGGTTAGTTGGCCGCGAGCGCCGACTTAGCAAGCGCGGCAAATTGTGTATCGTGCGCCGCGCAAGATTCGACGTATGCGCGGGTGCTGGCTTTTGTCAGCGGTGCGCCCCGCGGGGCTGCGCCGGCATTAAAACTGCGCAAGTCGCTCAATCGGCCTGCGCAGTACGCTGCGTCGTAACGAACGGCGGGCGGTTCGCTCGCGCCGGCATAGATGGCCATAACGGCAACCGCGACTCCGGCGATAATCCCAATCTGCAATTTGTGCATAACCAAGCCTCCATTGCGCGTCTTATACAGGAAAAAACATGGCCGGTAAAGACGACGACATTCTGATTAGTGTCAGCACCGACCTGACGCAGATTAAGCGCCAGTTGCGCGAACTTGGGCAGTCGGTTACGTCGGCAACGAATGGCGTGCAAAAGACGTGGGAGTCCACGGGCCGTGCTATCGACAAGTCGATTAATACGACCGGTGTGCAGAAGCGCATCAACGAAATGGTTGGTGTAGCCAGTAAGGGCGCGAAGGAGTGGCAGGGTGCGCTTGCGCAGCAAGGCAAGGCGCTCGACGATCTGCGCAAGAAATACAATCCGCTGTATGCGGCGCAACAGCAGTACCTCGCCAACCTGAAGGACATTAAGACCGCGCACGCCATCGGCGCGATTAGCACCAACGAGATGGCTGCGGCGATTACGTCCGAAAAGGCTGCGTTTGCCAGCCGCGTGACGTATATCGGTGCTGCCAACAAAGGGTTAAAGGAAACCGGCGCAGTTGCGAAACTGACGTCGACGCAGATGCTCAACCTGTCGCGGCAGGGAAACGACGTCATTACGATGTTTGCCCTTGGCGCACCGCCGATGCAAATCTTCGCGTCGCAGGCCGGTCAGATTTACGATGCGCTGGAGCAGGGGCAGGGCGGCGTTCGCGGTAGCCTTAAGGCGCTAGGAACGCAAGTCGCCTCACTCGCTACGCGTTTCCCACTCGCCACGGCGGCAATGGCTGCGGCTGGCGTCGCGCTCGCGGCCTACGCTGTGGCTGGCGGAAGCCAAATCAAATCACTCGACGACATCATTAAGTCGCATGACGGCAACGTTAAGCTTCTTGGCGACGCGTGGGATGAAGCTGCCGCAAAGAAGCGCAATTATGCGGCGCTGTCTGCGGGTTCGGTTAACGCGCTAAACGACAAGGATGTGCAAGACGCCAAGGATTTGCTGGCGACGCAAATCAAGGGTATTTTCGACTCTGTCTATAAGACAGTTGGCGGCGGGGCTGGTTCGCAAGGTCCGCTTAAGCGCGTCCTGCAGTCGCAATTCGAACCGTTCAAGCAGGCGCTTGAAGACCTCGCGAATACCAATGACGTTAAGGCGTTCATTGCGAAAATTGACGAGATAGCCTCTGTCAATCCGAAACTGGCTTCGGCGCGCGATGCGCTTCGTGGACTTGCGCTTGAAGCGGCGAACACCGCAGCGACAATCCCCGGCTTGTCCGCTCCGGTCGACGAAATTGCCGATACGATTGACAAGTTCAATCGCGCCATGGCCGACGTAAATTCTGAACCGCTCCAGAAGGAGCTTCAGAAGATTTTCGACGGCGCCAAAGACGGCACGATGAGCGTCGACGAGATCGGCGCCGCGCTTGCCAAACTTGAGCGCGCCAATCCGTCGTTCGCCGGAATTATCGACGGGCTTAAGGCCATTGTCCTTGAGGCGCGCGGTGCGTCGCAAGCCGTTTCCGACGCCTATGCAGCGACCGGCGGCTCGCCTAATGGGCGACACGTCAACCCGATCGGCATTGCAACCGACAGGGCTATTGAGGACGCGCAGCGTCGCGGCGCTGAGTTTACGCCGTCGCCCGCACCCAACCGCGAAGATGTTGGCGCGGCCAACGACAAGCGTACAGTTAAGAAGGCTAGGACGCGCACCGCCGATTCGCGCTTCTTCGAGGACATCGATGCAATCCGCGCGCGCACACAAGCGCTGGCCGAAGAGACGGCCATGGTTGGGCAGTCGTACGAGGCACAAGCCAAGCGGAAGACGGCGTTCGACCTTGAGCAGAAGGCGCTAAAGGAGGTCCGTGAAGAAGCCCGGCGCAAGGGCGACCAGGATTGGCAAAACAAGCAGCTTAGTTCTGAGCAGGTAAGGGCGATTGACGAGGTGTCAAGCGCATACGCCGCACAGGCAGAGGAGTTGCGGAAGGCGCAACAGGCACAAGACGACCTCAACGAGCGCGCGCAATTCTTTGGCGATTTGACGACCGGCGTTCTGGACGACATTACCAGCGGTGCTGATGGGCTTGAGAAAGCCCTAAAGCGAGTCACAGCCGCATTAGCCGAGGCCGTAATTAAAGCGGTACTGCTTGGGCAGGGACCGCTTGCGAGCCTGTTTGGCGGGCAGCCGACAAACGGCAACTCCGTTGGCGGCTTGGTTGGCCAGATGTTCGGCCTGAATGGGTTGAAGACCAGCGGCACCAGTGGCGCGGCAAGCGTTGTAACAAACGCCGTATCGTCTGGCGTCACAAAGGCGTTTAGTGGCGGCGGGACTTCGACAGGTGCGGCATACAGCGTCGGCAATGCCACGAACTTTATCAAACAGTACGCAGCCGCTATCGGCATCGATCCGTCCACGGCTCTGAAGGTGGCCAAGTCGGAAGGCTTGGGCGCTGGCATCTGGCAGTCCAATTACATGAAGGGTGGTTTTCGCGAGCCATCATTCGGACCATTCCAGTTACTCAAAGGCGGGAAGGGAACGGGCTTTGGAACGGGGCTCGGCAATGCGTTCCAAGCGCAAACCGGGCTAGATCCATCCGACCCTGCGAATTGGCAACAGTCCACGGCTTTTGCCCTAAACCACGCAAAGCAAAACGGTTGGGGCGCCTGGTTTGGGGCAAAAGGCCAAGGCATCACTGGTTTTGATGGCATTGATCGTTCCGCCAAGACTGCTTCTGTCGCCATTAGTAAACTGACGGCCGGCACGACAACCGCCGCAAAGGGTCTTGGTGACCTCGGCACGGGTATGGGGAAGTTCGGCAACGCGCTGAATCAATTCCCTTCCGCCCCGTCAGGCGGTGGCGGCGGAAGCTGGCTTAGTTCGCTATTCGGCGGCGGGTTGAATTCGGCGTTTAGTGGAACGTCTGCGTTCTCCTGGCTGTCGGCGAATCCCGGCGGGTATATCGGACTGTTTGACGACGGCGGCTATACCGGCAAGGGCGGTAAATACGATCCTGCCGGCATTGTCCACAAAGGCGAATACGTCTTTTCGTCGGAGGCCACAAAAGCCATCGGGCCGAGAAACCTGGAAAGGCTGCATAATGTCGCCAGGCGCGGGTTCGCGCGCGGCGGATATGCGGGCGGCGGAAGTGTTGGCGGTGGCGGCGGCAACGGCGGGACTATAGATGGCCTGCATATCACGGTTGGCGTCAGCGCCGACAACAATGGCAACCTCTTGCCGTTTGTTGAGAGCGTTTCGCGCTCAACCGTAAGGCAGGCGTCGCCAGCCATCGTGCAGGCATCCACCAAAGCCGTGAAGCAGCAGATGCCTGGCATGATTGCGGATACGCAGGCGCGCCGTATGTAGCGCGCCTGTCGGCCGCCAATAGGAAAACAGAATGACAATACGATGGCCGTCAACTTTGCGGTGCCAGAATCTTGCGCTCGATTTGAAGCCGCGCACGCTGTCGGCGCCGCCGTCTGTTAGCGGCGTCGCGCAGGTGGTGGCATCGGATGCGGGCATTTGGAGTGTAACGCTCGGGAACGTCATCATTAGCAAGCGCGAAGCGGTGTTGGCGTGGCGGGCAGTTGCCAACCTATTAGAGGGCCGGCTTGGCACGATCCTGGTGCCAATCTGCCGCGGATACCAGCCTGTGCCAAGCGGTGCGGATGGACTCTACGAAGCCGTGCCGCATAGCGACGACGCGTTCTTTAGCGATGACAGCGGCTATGTGGGGCGCGTCATTGACGTTGTGACGGTAGGCGGTTGGGCGGCGCGCGCTGTGTCGGGCTTTGTGCAGGTGAACTATGCCGGCACGATAGAGCCGGGTATGCACTTCAGCGTGGATGGCAGACTTTACAGGGTACGCACGTTTGACACCGATACGGGCGCCATAACGTTCCGCCCGCCGTTGCGGGAGGCCGTGCCGAGCGGGACGAATTTGGAGTTCGATGATCCTGTTTGCCTAATGAGGTTGGCGAGCGATGATGGAATGTCGCTTGATCTTTCCATGAGGCGTTTCGCAACTCCCAGCGTTGAATTTATCGAGGCGCTGTGATTGCCTCCGTGCAGCGATAATCCTATATTACCAACGCCACGGCTAGACCGGCCAGTCGAAAAGCGCCCATCCAGCGCCTGCCGTGGCACCACATGGATACGCAAGAGGGATACTTGCTATGACGGAACGAAAGCCGCCCATTGCGGCAAATGATAATCATCACGACTTTTACGTCTATGCGTGGTTAAGACCGAACGGGGATCCTTTCTATATAGGAAAGGGACACGGGCGACGAGATACGTCGCTAAAATACTGCAATCGTATTTTCATGAATACGATTAGGAAAATCGAACGCGAAGGCAACACGCCCCGCGTGGTCAGATGGCACGAACACCTTCGCGAGCATGACGCATTCGCTCTTGAAGTGGCGTATATAGCTTTATTCGGGCGGCGGAACAACGGCACAGGAATACTCACGAACCTAACGGACGGCGGCGAAGGGACGTCCGGGCGTATTGTTGGCGAAGATACAAAGAAGAAGATGGCAGACGCACAGCGAGGCAAGCCGGTCAGCGATGAAGCCCGCATTAAGATAGGAAATGCGTCACGCGGTAAAATTATAGAAGATTGGCATCGCTTGAGAATATCGGAGGCCAACACGGGGAGATTGCCAAGCGATGAGACGCGGCAAAAGCTAAAGGGCGCGTGGCAAGATGATGCCGTCAGAAAAAAGAGGATCGCCGGCATAATTGCCTCCTTTGATGAAAATCGCAAAACCGAGCTAAGCGAAAAAATGAAGACGGAATGGCGCGTTCCGGCAAACCGCGCAGCCCGCAGTAAAAAAATACGGGAGGCCTTGAAGCAGCCAGAGGAGAAGGAGCGACGGAGTGCGGCAACTGCCTCGTCATGGCAAGAGCCTGCGGCACGCGCGCGTCACTTACGCGCAAGGAGAATGCTTCCGCCAAGGATTGGATATAGAGGTGCATATAAGAGCAAAAATAAATGGTTTGCGCGCATAAGCATCGATGGCGAGATATCGCACTTGGGTACATTCTCGACTCCGGAGGCCGCCGCCCGCGCTTATGATAAAGCCGCATTCGAGGCGTGGGGCCGAGACTGCTATCTAAATTTTCCTGATGAATTAGACGGTGGTGCTTCCACCGCATAGGTGGTGCATGTCCGCATTCTTCACGCCAGAACAAATAGCAATCCTGTCCGCTTCCGTAGTCAGGGCAGATTTCTTGCTCAAACTCGAATTTAAGTCGGGCACCGTTTATTACTGGAACGGCAACACGCCACTGGTTAGCGGCGGCCAGACTTGGTCGCCCGCATATGGCGGCGCGCAGATTGAAGGCCTGTCGGTTCCTACCGGCACGGCGTCGACGGCCATTACGCTAACGCTTAACGGATTGCCGGACCAGGCGACGGATTTACTGGCAAAGGCGCTGGAGGCAACGCCGGACGTGCAGCAGCAGCCTGTAACCGTGTTGCTCCAACTATTCGACGAAGAGTGGCAACCGGTTGGCGCGCCTATTCCGTTGTGGTTTGGATTTTGCCAACCCCCACGCATATCGCGCTCGCAGAGCGACGACGTTACCGGCGCAATCCAGTCGATTACTATGACGGCGGAGAACGCATTCTTTAACCGCTCGCGTCCGCCTTACGGTCGGTACACCGACCGCGATCAGCAGTCGCGTAGCGCGGGGGATAAGTTCTTTCAGTACGCGCCTTCGCTGTTGTTCAAGACGTTCGTCTACCCTGATTATTAGCCGGTAGGCGGCTAGCCAAAGGAACCACCGCATGACTGGCGATATTCGCCGGGCCGTCGAAAGCGACGTGCCCGCGCTTTTGGCTATGGGTCGAGAGTTCCACGCCTATGCTTATGCCGGCGTGGGCGATTTGGACGAGGCGGCGGCGGTGCAACTGCTGCGCCAACTTATCCATTCGCCGCGCGGCCTGGTGCTCACCAACGGTAAGGGCGCAATCGGCGGTGTCCTGTCTCCCGGCTGGTTTCAGGCAGGCGCGCTCATCATGGAAGAGGCCTTCTGGTGGGCCGGCGGTGGCGGGCGCGACTTGCTGCGCGAGTTCGTGTCGCAATCGCGCGCCTTGGGTGCAACCGCAATCATGCTTTCGACGCTCGACAACGAGCGGCAAGCGGCAGTCGACAGGATCGTGCGGCGCACCGGTTTTGAGCCGATTGAGCGTCGCTATATGATGAGGCTTAACTAGATGCGGCCAAATATGAACGGCGACTGGCCGTCGCTTGGCGGCCGCATCATGCGTATGCCGTTTTCGCTTACGGCCTTGGTGCTATCGACATTTACGTCGCTGGGGCTTGGGGGCGCGGCGCTTGGCATCGTTGTTCCTACCGTGGTTGGCGCCATCCAGATCGGCCTTTCCATCGGCCTGTCCTACCTCGCCAACTCGGTTTTCGGCCCAAAGGCACCGAAGCCGGAGGATGTCCAGCAATCCACACGCCAGCCGACACAGCCGCGTGTGCGCCACTATGGGCGCGTCAAGGTAAGCGGCCCGTGGGTATTTGCGGAATCAAAGGGCGGCAATTTTTATAAGCTTCTGGCGATCGGCGTCGGGCCTATCGACGGCATCGAGAACTATTGGGTGGATGACGAGGGCGTCAATCTTGACAGCACGGGCGACGTAACAAGCGGCGCCGTGGCCGGTCATTGCAACATTCAAACGCGACTTGGTGCGGCGACGGAGACCTCCTATTCCATACTAACGGAAAGATTCCCCGAATGGACGACCGCGCATCGTGGCGATGGTGTTGCGTCGCTGTGTGCCATTCAACGCGCCGTTGAAGACAAGGACTATCTGTCGACGTTTCCGAACGGCATCAACACCAATTACCGTCTTGTGCTGCGCGGCGCGATTGTCACCCACCCGGTGACTGGCGTTGACGCATGGAACGATAATGCGGCGGCCGTCATTCGCGATTACATCACGCATGCGGAAGGCATGCGGCTGCCGGCAAGCATTATAGCCACGCCGCTTGCTGCTGCCGGTTGGGCGGCAGCGTATAACCGCGCGGCTGATATCATCACCACCAAGGAAGGCACCGAGGCGCGCTATCGCCTGTGGGGGTCTTATACGCTGGAAGAGCGGCCCGCCGACGTCGTGGGGCGTATGCTCAACTGTTGCGACGGGCGGCTTGTGCCGACGCCTGACGGCGGCCTGACGCTCGATATCGGGCAGTGGGCTGAACCTACCGTTACACTGGATAACGACAGCATAACGGGCTTTTCGGAGGTAGGCCGCGGACGGGATATCCTTTCTACCGCGAACACCATTCGGGCAAAGTATCTTGACCCTGGCCAGGATTATCAGGCGGCCGATGCCGATCCCTGGGTTGACGCCACGGACGTAAGCGCGCGCGGGGAAATCGCCAGCGACATGGAATTCCCCATGGCGCCGTCGCACAGCCAGGCGCGTCGCCTGATGAAGCTTGCGGCGTTTAGGGCCAATCCGACTTGGGTGGGCACATTCCAATGCAACTTGAAGGCTTTGGCGGCATTCGGCGAGCGGTTTGTGCGAGTGAACCTTCCGGCGCTAGGCATCAATTCGGTGTTCGAGGTGCAGGACTTTCGCTTTGACATTGGCGAAGGCGGCATTCTGCGCGGCGTGACGTTGCAGGTGCAATCCATGCCGGAGGCCGCCTATCAATGGAACGCGGCAGAGGAAGAAGGCGACGCGCCGGAATATGACGAGTCGGAGGTCGATAACAGCGTGCCGAAGCCCGACGCGCCGGACGTCGACTTTATCGCCGGGCCGATAGCGCGGCTGTCATTCTCGCCAGCGCCCAGCGCAATTCTTCACATCGAAGCGCGCGGGAGAGCAACCGCCGACACGGCTTGGATTGATATTCCCGTCACAGCGGGCGCGACAACCGCTGATAGCTGGGCGCTGTCCGCCGCAACTGAATACGAGTTTCAGATTCGCTACGTGACCGAAAAGGGCCGCGACGGCGACTGGTCCGATAGCACGACGATAACGACGCCTGCCTAGCGCGACGCTGCCTGTGCCGCGTGGCCCGCGCTCCCCGAGCGGCAGGGCCGGTGCCCGGTAGCTAGCCGCCAAGCGGCACAACAACCATTGGAAAATTGAATATGACTTTGACTGCGAATGAAGTCTTTCGGGACTTCGTGACCGATGGCGTGCCGTCCAGTGGCGCGTGGAAGCCGCTCAAGAAGGAAATCCGCGCATTGCTGGCCGCAATGGCCACGGGCGACGCTAGCGGCCTGTATGACTTCATTCCCGCGTCTAATACGGGTGCCGGCACGGCAAACGCGATCAAGGCGGATACCGCTGTTGCGCTGCCCGCTACGCCAAATGGTGCGCTGCTAGCTGTGAATATCTACGCGGACAACACGGCTTCGCCGGTCACCGTGCAGTTCAACGGCGGCACGGTCTATACGGTTAAGACCAACAGCGGCAATGATGTTGCGCCGGGCGGGCTGAAGGCCGGGTCCGTTGCGGCCGGCTACATCAGCGGCACGACGTTCCGGCTGCTGTCGGACCAGGCGAGCGCGGCGATCCAGGCGGCCGCCGAGGCTGCACTGGCAGAGTTCAAGTCCATCTATCTCGGCGCCTTCGCAGACGACGCCGCGGCAACTGCGGCCGCTGGCGGCGCTCCAATAACCGGTGCGGAATACTGGAACACGACGGTCGGAAAGCGGCGAACCTATTCGGGGTCGGTTTGGGAGGATACGGCGGTAGCGCTGAATGACGGCGACGTCACCGAACCGAAGTTGGCGAGCGCTCTTGCCCTCTTGCTCGCACCCGTCTGCACCACCGTTGCCGCCGTGAAGGCGCTCAGCGTCAGCCGGTACAACACGGCAATGACAGCAGACGGCCGTTTCTGGACGTGGAAGGCCGGCAACTATTCCACGCAGATCGCGGCCGACACTACGGAAGGTGTGTTCGCCAAGGCCAATGCGGTCGCCGCCACTTCTGGCGCATGGGTGGTGAACACTGACGGCAAGGTCCACTCCTCGTGGTTTGGCGCGATCGGCGACCGGGTAGCCGGTTCGGATGGGGCGATCTCCTCCGGCGACAATACCTATACGTCCGCCAGCGCAGCATGGACGAGCGACGATATCGGCAAGGTCTTCGTGGCCTATGACGCAGGCGCGGCCGGCGCCACGCTCTACACCACGATTGCCTCCGTCAACAGCGCGACCTCGGTTGAATTGGCTGACGCTGCCGGTACGACGGTTTCGAGCGCGGGCGCCTACTCCTATGGCACGGATAATACGATTGCTTTGCAGAAGTGGCTCGATATCGCGCAGATGGCCGATCCGAGAGGGTTTATTTCGGCATGGCTCGATCCCGGCGCTTATATCGTCACGGCGACGATCCAGGGTCGCGTCTACGTCAACATCGACGGCGCTGGTGTTCGCTGGTCTGTCATATTCCCCGCGATGATCGATGGTCCCGCTTTGTCTCACGATGCAGCGATCAGCGGCGTGGAGGCGGGCTATCATCAGTTTATGCATAACATCGGCTTCGATGGTTCCGACGCTACAGGCTCCGCTCAGGCGTATACCATTGGTGGGAATTCCAAGCTGGTCGATATCAGCCAGAACATGTTCTGGAACTTCAAGTATGTCGAGGACGGCTACTATGCCGTCGAGTTTCGCGGCGCGGGGTATGCCGTAGATTTCGAGAAGAATCACTTTCTCGACAACAAACGTCACTATCGCTGTGTACGTACATCAGGCTCTGGCAACTTCCCGACAGCGTCTCGCTTCGTAGCAAATATCACAGAGTTTGCCACCGAGGCTACTGGCACGGCATGCCTGTGGCAGGACACCGCTGGTATGATTGTCAAAGACAATATCGTGCAGTCGAACAACAGCCTGAATACGCTGATGTTCTACCAGACAAGTGCTGCGGAGACGGCCTGCAACCCCACCTGTGACAACAACTGGATGGAGCAGAATGGCGCCGGGATCAGCGGATCAAAGGCCATCTATGCTGTGAGCGATGCCGACCCGCTCATAGGGGCAAGGATCAGAGACAATAAGTTCCACGGAGCCGATGCGGCATACAAGATCGAGATCAACAATACCGACTATGCGCGTATCAGTGGTAACACTGGCGGCGACGGGACCGGCTACGGCGTCAAGCGCAGCGGCACCAACACGAACTTCGTCATCTCCGCTGATGGGCTGACTGGGACTGTCGATGTTTAATCAAGGCATGGGGGTAATGCTGGCCGGGTCCATCGGCACATAGCCGATGACCCACATGGCCACACCGAACCAGGCCATGAAGAAAATGAACTGCCCGGTTGCTCTCAGCACATCCTTCATCTGCATATCAACCTCCAGCTTCGTTTCTATTCAAGCGGACGCGCCAAAGAAGGATCGCCGACAAAATTGGAACAGGGCTGAACTTGAGCAGATCGATGATCAAGGTCAGCATCTCCTTTTCTGCGTAGAGCGACTTCTCCATCAGAAAGAAGGCCAAGACTGCCGCGCCTGCACTCGTTGTTGATCGGAGAACCCCGTCAGTCCAGCCCAATATCGCACCCATAAGAACACCGGCAACGATGAAGCCAGCGAGGAAGAAATTGGCATAGGCGTCTGTGAGGATCGACGATGGGGTATCCTTGATTGTGGTGTCGAGATAGCGACTGGAAATATAGACCTTGGGGTTTGTCCGAAGGCTCTGCTTCATCTCCCGATATTTTTCACGATCGGCGAAGAAGTAGTAATACAGGCTCAGCGGCTGAATCCAGAACGAACCGTAGCCAAAGCCGCGGGAAAAGGCCGGACGGGTGATGTCCGCCACGAGGCCAAGGCTGTTCAAACGGCGATCCCAAGGTCTCGCTTCCTGGTCCACGATCTTTTTAGCGGCAGCATATCGCTCTGCGTTTGCGTCCACTGCTCCATTTGAAGATCCGATCGCTCCCGCCTTGGCGGCGGTCTTTACCTCGGTCATAATCTCGGTGGTGACGTCGCCGCAGAGGTGCGGATTGCCGGATGCTCTTTTGATGATCTCCATCGGGGTCTTGGTAGGGTCGAGAGCTGTCACTTTGACGCAACCAGCGATCGAGATTTCATCTCTCATATTTTCCGTCACGCGGAAGCTGTACGCAGAGAAGCCGACGACCGCGATGATTGCGACCAGCAGATAGGCCTTTGGCCACTTTCTGGAGCTCCAAGCGTATCCGAGAGCAATGCAGATTCCGAGATAGAGGATAGCGCTCTGGAAGCGATTATTTGTGACCACGAAAGAAGAATATATGGCGAAAGTTATAAGCCAGACGACAATCGCATAGATGCGCACTCCCGTCGAAAGCCGAACCGCCATGAGTATTACGATTGTCGCGCAAAGAAGCGTCGTGGCGTTTTCCATAAAGGAGCGGTGAACAATCAACTCGTATGCCGGCATTGCCAAGCTGCGCTCGACGAGGCCTTCGAAACCTATGCGTCGAAAGAACAGATCGTTCTTGATCGTAAAATACAAAAAAAGCACGGCATATGTCGCGAGGCCGGAAATAAACAGTGCAACTGGGACGGAAGGGCCAATGGGGTGCTGCACTGTAGGGGCGCCGGCGCGGCGGCGCACGACCTCAGCAACAAAAACCGCGACAGCGATGAACAAGATCAGCGAGGCGAGTGCGAGCCCGAGATAAACTGGCGTGTTGTCGTGATTGCGAAATGAATAAACCAACGGAAAAACGACGGTGAGCAGGGTCGCGATACCCGCCCATGCGGTTAAAACCATGCGATGAGACAAGGCTGTTAGCACGTCCGACACGATCGTTTTCATGGGCACCAAGTGGCTGAGTTTTATGGCTTATATAGGCGAGCGATAAGTCGCCACAGGTCGAAGACGATATACCCCACCATGCACCAGATTATGGCGTAGCACACTGCTTCACACAGAAAGTACGCAACCTCGCGCGCGCCTTTCAGACGGCGATGCCGCATCAAATATTCGACTTTGTGAGCGCACGCGACGGCGCGTTTGGGATCAGCATTTCTGGCAAATGATAAGGATCAGGAAATTGGCCTGTCCCTAAGAACCCTGATCAACGATGGTCCCAAGCCAACGAGCAAGCCACCACCGCACAGCACAACGCCGATCATGGCGATAACGCCGCCAAGGATGGCAACGGAGCCGAACCCGGTAATCCATGAAATCACCGCTCCGGCCGCGAGACCGATTATTCCAACAATGCCGCAAAGAAGTCCGGATGCAAGAAGCACATTTTCGAGGCGTTCCATCAGTTAATCCTTCTTTCCAGATGCGAGGGGACCGTACTCGAATTTGTTCATCGTGAATACAGGCATTGAGGTTTGGGTCGCAACCCAATTCCTACGCGCTTTCAAAAAGCCCGGCCACCGGGGGAGTTGGCGACCGGGCAAGGTTTACCACTAGCCCAGCAATCATACGCCGCATCCGGCCGACTAGGCAACATACATGCAAACCACACGCTTGGGCCGCCTGTCGCGGCTCTTCAACCGGCTGTCCGGCGGGCAGCCGGGCCAAACGCTTTGCGCCCGCATAGCGGCCAGCCACGGCGCTGGCTGCAAATTCTGTCGGCTGATGAACCGGCTAGTCGAGCCGAACCACTGCGCGATTGAGCTTGCGCGGTGGGTGAGGCGGGGAACGGCGGGTGCAGACCGGCTGGGCGAGTAGGCTCGCGAAAGGAAAACCAATGCCAAACCTGAATCTTGGCGACACCCGCCTCATTATCGATACGTGCAAGGCCGCTGGATTGCTGCGCAATCAGGCGGCATATGTGCTGGCCACTGCCTATTGGGAAACGGCCCGCACCATGAAACCGGTGCGCGAATACGGCGGCGAGACGTATCTGCGCAGCAAGGCGTACTATCCGTATGTCGGTATGGGCTACGTCCAGTTGACGTGGAAAGCCAACTACGAGAAGGCCAGCAAGAAGCTTGGCGTAGATTTCGTGGCCAACCCGAAGCTTTTGCTGCAGCCGAAGTACGCCGCGCCGATCCTTGTCGACGGCATGGCAGAAGGCTGGTTCACCGGCAAGAAACTGGCCGACTATATCACGCTTCAGGCGAGCGATTTTGCGGGCGCCCGGCGCATTATCAATGGCACGGACAAGGCTGCGTCTATCGCGGCCATCGCGCGCGACTATGACGCCAGCCTGAAAGCGGAAGGCTACGGCGCGGCGTCGCAGCCTCCGCCGCCTCCCGCTGACTGGTCTAGCCGCGAGCCGACGCCCGCCGCAAACGACAACAACCCGAATTGGCTGGCCGCGCTCTTGCGCGCCATCCTCGGCATTTTCAAGAAGGCTGCATAATCATGCTGGCTACCCTTTGGACTAAAATCAAATCCTGGTTCCACGACTCCGAAACCATCTTTCTGGCGCGGCTTTCCGCTTTTGGCGGTGCGGTGCTGCAGGTGCTCGATACCACCGATCCGCAGGCATTCGCAGCGCTTATCGGCGCGAAGTGGTTCCCGTTGTTTCTGATCGGCTTTGGTGTTGTGCTGGAGTGCGCCCGCAGGCATCGCGCCACGGACCTCGCTAAGCCGGCCGGCGGCAAGTAAATGTGGGCCGCCGTCGTCCGCTGGATAACCGGCGATTTGGTCGGCCAGCTTACCGCCGCCTACAAAGCACGGCTCGCCGCGGACACCGACGAAAAGAAGCTAGTAGCGGATGCCGTCGTAAAGCAGCTTGAGGCGGCCGTGCAGGAACGCGCCACCGCGGCAAGCGTCGTAACCGCCGGTATGCAGCACAAAGCGTTCTGGATCCCGTGGATGCTGGCCGCAGTTCCGACCGCAATCTGGTACGGCTGGGGCATGATGGACTCCGCTTTTGGCGGTGCGCTTCCCGACGTCGCCGCCCTGCCGCCGCAACTGAAAGAGTACGCAGACATCGTGTTTCAGAACATCTTCTATGTGGGCGGTGGCGTGGCCGGCGCGCAGTTGGTCGCTACGGCCATACGGGGGCGCAAGTGAGCGCGGAACAGATGGTTTACCTGGTCCTCGCTATTGCCGGCGCGGTCGGCGGTGCCTACTGGCGGTTTTCGTCACTAGTGGCGAGCGTGAAGGACGAGCTTGCGGCGCACCGTTTGCACACGGCGGAAACCTACGTCACGAAAGCCGGAATGCAGGAGCAAACGGCATCCTTGATGAAGGCAATCGAGGGAGTCGGCAGTCGCCTCGATGCTCGACTCGACGGCGTTAATGACCGTCTGGACCGTCTTTACGAATCCAAAACTCCCGCCCGACGCTCCTAATCCCGACAAGCCCCCGTTCCGCAAGGTTCGGGGGCTTTTTTGTTGCCCGCTATTCAGTGGCGCATTTTCCGCTTGACGCCCCCCACCACCGAAGTACCGAATAGGGTTGCTACAGAACCTTGTGCGTCAGCGCCAACTGCCGCACACAACCGGGGGCGCTCCCCACTTAGGAGCTATTATGCGCACGCTTTTAGCGATTGCGACAGCGGCATTGCTTGCCGGCTGCGCCAGTAATGTTGATACGACAAAAACGGGCAGTGTGGCCGGCGAGAAGGCTGGTAGCGTTGTGCGTGTGGACCTGTTCGACGGCGGACATGGCAGCGGCGTTTATATCGGCAATGGCATCGTGCTTACGGCTGGCCATGTCGGGTACGGCCAGCAGACAGTCACGCTTAAGCTCGACAATGGCACGGTGCAGTTTGCCGACGTGTTGTGGGTTAACACCAAGTACGACGTTGCGGCGCTGAAGCCGGTGCGCGGTGAGGATATGACGGCGGCGCATTTGTCCTGCCGCGCACCGGCTGTAGGTGAAACCATTACGGCTGCGGGTTCGCCGGGACAAGAGGATAATCTTTACATACCGGGCGCTGTTGCCGGCGCGGAACGCAAGAGCAATCCGTGGGAGTCCGTGGTTGTCGCGTCGCTAAACATGACGGGCGGCATTAGCGGAGGCGGCGTGTTCGACAGGTACGGCGATGTTGTCGGCATCGTTGTCGGCGGGCAGCTTGGCGTTGTTGGGCAGGCTGACAACCCGGCAAAGAGAATGGATTACGACTTGTCGCAGACGGGGCTGGCATACGTTGTGCCGGGCGATGCGATTTGTTCACTGATGGGGAGGGCGTGAAGATGGGTGCGAATAAGAGCAAGTTTAAGGTTGGGGATAGGGTGCGGTTGGTAGGCGGCGGCACGTTTAGCAACGGCGCTACCGAAGTCACCGTCGCGGATAAGCGCACAAGTGACGACGAACCATATTTTGTCGAGACCGACACATGGATGCCAAATAGTGCGCTGGAGTTGGTTAAGTCGCCGTCAGCCTCCCCAATCCGCACCATCACGCGCCGCGAGATTGTGCCGGGCGTGTATGGAATTGCGAAGGTAGACGGCATGGGTGGAACCAATCGGCGCGTCGGTATTAGCATCGACTACGGCTACACCAACGCCGACCAACTCCGCGAGGCCGCGCACCTCTTCAATCAGCTTGCCGAGGTTCTGGAAGAGAACGCGGCGGCGGATAAGAAGGAGGCGGCGTGATGACTTGGTTGCTTGTGATTGCGATGAACGCCGGCATTGCCGTGGTGCCGTATCAGTATCCCAACAAAGACGCCTGCATTCAGGGTGGCCAGCAGATGGTTGGATATGTACGGCAAGACGAAGCCGGGCGCTCAATGAACGTCCCGCTCTCCGGTGTGGCTTTCGTCTGTGTTCCTGCGGTGACGAAATGACCACCACGGCCAGACTCTTCATCGCCAACACGGCCGGCGCCTGCGTTGTCGCGTGGGCGGCATGGCAGGGCCACATAGCCCGGCTGCCAGCCGCAGACGGCGCGCACATGACGCTGGTTATTGCGGCTGTGTTTGCATACGGATTGGCGGCTACTTTCTGGTATGGGCGCGGGGCTGATGAGGCGGATTACGCTTGCCTAAATGAAACTCGGCAAGACTATCGTGCCATGCTCCTGCGCAACACCGCCCATCTCCACGACCTACTTGCCGGCCTGTTCATCCTGGGAATCGTCGGCAACGCTATCGGGTTCCTCTCTGCCTTTGGCGGCATCGATACGTCCGCGCTGACGACGCCGGAAGGCATGCGGGCCGCAGGTGCGCAGTTGCTTGCCGGTAGTGGCACGGCATTCGGCTCAACCATTGTCGGCCTGTCGCTGGCAATCTGGACGATGGTCAACCTGCGCATCTTGGCGACTGCCATCGATCGGCTTAGCCATGCGTAGCGGTGGCCAGCAGGGTAAAGGACACAGTAACCCGTGGCTATGGGCGTTTGTGGACGTGCTGCTTGTGCTGACGTTTGTGCAGTCGGCATTCGTGTTCCTGGCGCTTCCCCAAATCAACCCGCCAGCATCGGCCGACCCAAACATACCTCCGCCCGGCAACATTGCTGTGCTTGCTTGCTGGCCGGAGGGCGCGATCGACGTAGATTTGTGGCTTGGCGCGCCGAACGACAAGCCAGTTGGCTACAGCCGCAAGTCTGGCAAGGTGTGGAGCCTGCTGCGCGATGACTTGGGCACGGCGCTGGATGAAACGCCGATAAACTGCGAGAGCGCCTTTGCGCGAGCAACGCCAGCCGGCGAGTATGTCGCAAATGTCCACTGCTATTCGTGTACCGGGCCGACGACTGTGCAGGTCGAAATTGCGCTAAACGGGCGCCTGCTGGTTAAGCGCGAGGTGGTGTTGCAGCCAAAGCAAGAGCGCACCGTGAAGGCGTGGCGGTTGGACGCGGCGGGCGTTGTTACGGGTGGTGACGAGGTTTATCGGCCTTTGCGGTCGGATAAGAAGTAGGAGGCTAGAATGGCGTACTATCGAATTGTGACGGACGAATACTCCGGCTACGAGGTGCAGTCTTGGCGTTGGTGGTGGCCGTTTTGGGTGCAGGGGTCGACTAACACGCACAATACCATTGAGAAGGCGGAGGCGTGCGCCCGTGCTCGCGCGCGCCGCGTTGTCAAGCACCTTGGCAAGCTTCCATGATCACCCGCTTCAAAGCATGGCTCTGCGCCCGCAACCTACGCCGTCTTGAAGCCGAAGCGCAGTATTACGCGGTGGCGTATCAGGCTGCAAAGGCGCGGTATCTGGCGGCACTAATTAGAGAGAGCGTCAAGGAGGATACGCAATGATTGTGCTTGGGGTTGTTGCTGCCGTAGCTGTTGTGTCAGCGTGCTTTTTCATCGCCACGCTGATTACGAATTGGTGGCTAGATGTGACAACTGGTTACTGTTGGTGGGGAAACGCCGCATGGATGGCTGCGTTTCCGATCGTAGTGGGGATGTATCTCGGTTCTGTTTTTGCCGGCGCAGTCGTGTTTTTTCTAATCTCGGGCGTTTCTCCATGACCATCACCGTCGCAACCGTCTGGCTTTCCCTATGCCTGGCACTTTGCGTCTACGCATGGATTGGTTACAGGCATATCCTGGCTTTGCCTACAATGGCCGTATTGGCTGCGCTAGCCGTATACATCCCAACGGGCCAGCCACGATTCACCGCGCCGCCTGCGGGACACTATGCGGTGCTCGGTGCAGACATCGAAGTCGGGGTGGCTATCCGCGTGCTGCTCAAGGGTGACGGGCCTGCCGTGTACTATACGATGCCGTACACCGAAAGCGACGCGAACGGCCTGCAAGGCGCGCTCGACATTGGCGCGCAAGGCGGCGCGGTTAGCGCGGTTGTGGGCGAAGAGGGCGGCGTTGCTTATGACGGCGAGCCGCCTGTTTCTGGCGATGGGGATAAGCGGGCGGAGCGGCCTGCGTTGGAGGTGGAGTGATGGCTAAGAAGTACCTTGTGGCGGATAGCATACCGGAAGAGGTGCCGTATCTAACGGCCGGCAAACGGTACGCGTTTTTTGGCGACTATGGCAGCCTTTGCCTAATCAAGGACGATACCGGCATAAAGATTGACGTGCGACCCATTGGCTGCGCCTTCCTCGACGGCGCCGCATGGCGGGTTATCGAAGAAGATGACTAGCCGCCACTACCTAACCCGCGACAACGACGCTCACTGGTACGTCGTGCAAGTAGACAAATCAGAGGAATGGGAAGAATGGCTATCGCTAGACAGCGACGACCAGCGCAGTTGGGAAGTGCCCGACTACGCCCAAGCGGCGGGCCGCTGGCCAAGCGCGGTAACATTCATGGATCCGGTGGTGCCATGACGCCATGGGCGGGCGGTGAGGCGCCCACACAGGCGAGCGTAGCGGTGCGACGCAGGGATGGCCGCACCGTTGAACTGCCGGCCGGTTGTGCTGTCGATTGGGCGCATACCGGGGCGGCTAGCGATATTGTTGGATGGAGGGTGATTTGAATAAGGACGTGCCGAGCCGCGAACGGGCCTGGTTGGACGCATGGATTGCTGTTGCGCGGTCGAGCAATTGCGCGCGCATTGAATCCCCAACGAGTTGGGCAGACGAATGCCTGAAGCAATTCGACAAGCGATTTCCGCAGACCAAGGAGCCATCCATTGGCAACTGAAATGACCGACGACCTCGCTATGGAAGCCGCGCTTATGCGCGCGGCCTGCAATAGCGACAGCGAAGCCGCTTCCCGCCTTGGCATTGCGCGCAGCACGTTCCAGAACCGCCTCCGCAAAGCTGCCGAGCGCGGGCTTGTGAAGCCGGGCGTCGAGACGATGCCGGGTTATGTGATTAAGGAGTTGTCGAAAAAGACAGACGACGGAACATGGATCCGGCAGGCCAAAGAGCCGGGTGAAGTTTTCGAGCTTCCCGATGGCTTCGATTGGAAGCGCATTTCCGGCATGGTCGATGCGGACGGGCGCTGGAAGGGCGGATGGAAAATCGCAGAGCCGGACGTTGCCGCGCGCAAGGCAGCAATGGAAGCTGCGTCGGCAGCTTTTGCGGAAAGCCTGCCGCGCGCAGAGCCAACCAGTCCGCCCGCATACACCGTCGACACGCTGTTGAATCTCTATGTCCTTACAGACGTCCATCTCGGCTCGCTGGCATGGTCGGAAGAAACCGGCAGCGCGGACTACGACCTCAAACTGGCCGAGCAGCTTATCGACGACTGGTTTGCGGCGGCTATCGAGCTTGCGCCGCCTTCCGAGACAGCAATCCTGGCGCAGTTGGGCGACTTGCTGCATTGGGATGGCTTCGAGTCGGTGACGCCGACCAACCGGCATGTGCTCGACGGCGACTCGCGGTTCGATAAGATGGTGCGGGTTGCTATCCGCGTCGTGCGCAAGATTGTTCGGCGGTTACTCACCAAGCACAAGTTTGTGCATATCGTGATGGCGGACGCCAACCACGATCCGGCAAGCGAAAGCTGGCTTCGCGGCTGGATGGCGGCCCACTATGAGGACGAGCCGCGTATTACCGTTGACGACTCGGCTGGCACATATTACGCCTACAAGCACGGCGACGTGTCGCTGTTCCTGCACCACGGCCACCGCCGCAAGATTGGCAACGTGGATTCGGTGTTCGCTGGCCGCTACCGCGAAATCTACGGCAGCACGAAATATTCGTATGCGCACCTCGGCCATCTGCATTCGGATGAGTTGAAGACCACCAACCTCATGAAGGTCGAGCGGCACGAAACGCTTGCCGCACCGGATGCCTATGCGGCGAACGGCGGGTGGCTGTCGGGTCGCAGCGCCAAGGTCATCACATACAGCAAGGCGCATGGCGAGGTGGCGAGGCTGACACTGACGCCCGGCATGGTGGCTGGTGCGGCGAAGCGCGAGGCCGCTGCGGCAACGGCGGCGAACGACAATCAGGAACGGAGGGCGGCGTGATGCGGTGTGAATTTGGAGCGCCAGATTACAGCCACTATGACTACGCCGCAGAGGGCGTGCGCATGTACGAGCAAGGCAAACGCGAAGGTGCTGCAGATAAATCGGAGGGCCGCCCGCCTAACCATTATCTCTACGTTCAGGCATCGCCGGAATATTCACATGCGAAGGGTTATCGTGAGGGGTTCAACAAAACCCGCGTGCCGAGCAGTTACAAGAATCCGCGCTCCGTTCGCTGGGATGATTGGTCGCTACCACAATCTTCGGACACCGCCGCCCGCCTTGCGGTGGAGGGTGTGTCCGAACAACGCATACAAACTTCGGACAACGACAACTTGCGCCCGGTTGCTGACGCCACTAAGCGCAAGGGATCCTTCATGCAAACCTGGACCGGCGTCGAGTTCTATCCGCTCGATGCACGGCCAGACGAAATCCACATCGAGGACATCGCCCACGCGCTTTCGATGCTTTGCCGATATGGTGGCCACGGATATCAGTTCTATTCCGTAGCAGAACATTCGGTGCACATCTACAGATGGCTGCTGGCGCAAAACTACGCGCCCGGCGTTCGGCTGGCTGGGCTTCTTCACGATGCCACAGAGGCGTATCTCGTCGATCTGCCGCGCCCGGTGAAGCGCTCCCTTCCCGAATACAAGGAAGCGGAAAGCCGGCTGTGGGGCGTCATAGCGGATCGGTTTGAGCTTACCGGCTTTGAGGACGATCTGCCTGTAACCGTCCATGAGGCGGACAATCGAATCCTGGCCGATGAAATCCGGCAGAATATGACGCCTATGGCTTGGCACGACAAGCACGACGATCCGCTTGGCGTCGCGCTTGAATATTGGAATCCGCAGCGCGCCGAAGCGGAGTTCCTTCGCGCCTTCCGCGAAATCCAGCGCGTGCGGCAACAGCAAAGGAGGGTGGGGTGATGGCGGTGATGCCGAAGGATATTATGGAAGCAGCCATGCGCGTAGTGCGCTGTCATTGGGCGACCGACACGGGTTACAGCACGGCTATGCGGAATGAGATTGCGAGGGAGCTTTGGCGTGAGCGCAAGCGGTGTGCGGAGGTGGCGGAGGAGCGCGCCGAATGGGTTCCGCTTCATGCTGGCGATATGCGCGCGGCTATCCTTGGTGACGCCCAATGATCCGCATCACAGATACCTTCACCTTACGGCGCGTTGCCGGGCAACTGGCCGTAAGTGTCGGGCCGGTAGTTGAGACGCTTACCGCCAGCCAAGCGCGCGATGCGGTCGAGGCGTTCAACGTCATGGCGGTGATGATGGGCGATGAGGCGGAGGATATTGAGGTGGAGGAAGCGGCGTGACTGATTGGCGAAAGATTGAAGACGTGTTGCCCGGCGAGGCGAATAGGCCGAGCGTGCTGATTTACAGCCCGCTGCTGGCCGCCCAAGAGGACTTTCCGGGCCACGCCTACCATGTGAGCAATATTGACTACATCGTTTGCGGGAACGCAGCCAAGGGCGGTTACACGCATTGGGCGCCCATCACTCCAGTGGAGGAGGTGGCCTAATGTACTGGATCGAACGCCTAACCATTCCGTCCTTCACGGTTGACGACGTGCATTTCGTCCAGCCGGTAGGCTTCGTCTGGCATAGCAAGCCGCGCTATCGCGTGAAGTGCGGAAGGAGGGTGATTTGAACCAATTTTACGCAGGCCAGGACGTTGTGTGCGTCGACGACAAGTTCGAGCGCGTGACGATTCCGCAGGGCATCACCGAAGGCGCCGTCTATAAGCTGCGGTGGGTTGGTATGTTCACCAGCTACGTCGACGGCGATTATCTTGGCGTGCGGCTAGAGGGCGTCGACCGCGGCATTGACCCAACTTACGGCTATGACGATCCGCCATTCGCGGCGCGTCGTTTTCGTCCGCTTGTGAGCAACCCGCTTGAGTTCCTGCGGCAACTTGCAAAGGATCCCGACTTGCCGGTTCAGGGCGACGAAGGCCCCTTGCATCCTGACGGACCGTTGCCGGAGCCGAAGCGCGTGAAGGAGACGGAAGATGTGTGAGAGTATGGTGGAACGTGTGGCGCGGGCTGTGGCGACAGAAATAGGTCGCCAAGATTATGAGGAAATTAATCTTGGCGACGATCTGAAACTGGCGTGGCTCGACCAGGGAGAAGTCGACTTTGTTTTGGTGGCCCGCGCCGCTATCGAGGCGATGCACCAGCATCTCAAAGAGACGCACGAATGGTACATGGAATGTCAGGAGTGCGCGGTGGGGCACGCACTGGACGCCGCGCTCAACGAACAGGTGGCGGGATGAAAATCATGGCAAGAGCAGTAGACAACAACAACGAAGAATCCTTCTGCGACCAGGTGCTAGCGCGGCCCGACGTCAAGACGGCCATTGCCGACGAGGCGAAGAAGATAGTCAACGGCGCACGCCGATCGGCATACGGCAAGCCGGAAGATAATTTCGAGAGGATTGCCCGCTTTTGGGATGCGTATTTCAAGAACACGGGCCGCGACGTTGACATATCCGCCAAGGACGTTGCGCCCTTGATGCGGCTCATGAAAGAGGCGCGGCTGGCCGAGACTCCCGATCATCGCGATAGCTTTGTGGATCTTGTGGGCTATGCACTCTGCGGGGCGGAGTTGAATGGGGTGGTGGCGTGAAAACAGTTGTGACAATAACGAGAGTGGTTGAACGCGACGAAGAAGTAGCCGCGACGCCTAAGTATGGCGTCGGCGACTATATGGAAATATATTATGGCTCATACCAAAATCATCACTTTTGGATACGTGACGTCCGCTACAACCACGACAAGGGGTGCTTTCAGTATCTATACGGTGCGGGCGTCATGGGCGGATGGATGAACGAGGATCAAATAGTTCTTCTTGAGAAGGCGAAGGTGGCGGCCTAGTTATAAGCCAGTCGCCACCTTCTTATAATCCCGCTTCGTCTAATGGTAGGACATCGGCCTTTGACGCCGTGAATCGTGGTTCGAATCCACGGGCGGGAACCAGCAATTTGTGCACTCCCTCAGCACAAACAACTAGGGCGCCAGTTGGCGCCCTTTTTTCTTTCTACCTACGCCGCCTAGCTGGCTCACCGGCCGCACGCGCGGCCTCCATCTCCGCCTTACTGCGACGCTTCCTTTTAGGGCGGTTACCAGTCAGCGCCGACGTCAACAGCGACTCCGCGGTAATGTGGCGCAGAAACATGGACGGCGAGAACATGCCGTCGCTTTCGCGGGTAAAGCCAGCCGCGATCCTGGCCGGCAGTTGGCCAATCCCCTGAAGGAACTTCACGCCCTCATTAACGGCGTCTATGTGGCGGTTGGCTTCGTCAGCCAAGTCTTTCTTGGCGGACACCTCCGCCTCGCGCTGTTTGTGCGCAATCGCCAGCGCCAGTTCGTTCTGCTGTCGCTCCAACTCCGCTATGCTCTTGTCGAGCAACTCCGGACGCAGCTTCTTAATATCATCGACGGCCATGCACATATCCCCGTTGTGTATGGCCCGGCTATAGCGCGGCCCGTCACTCGTAGCAAGCGCCACTTAATGCAACGGGCCGCTTGTTGCCATCTTCTACATAGGCACGAGCCTATAAGTGCCGACCCACTCTTCGCCGTTCGCTTCGCGCCAGTGGACAAGCCATCGGCCCTTGTCGTCCCATATGGCGCGAATAGCGCTCCTGCCCTTTGCTCCGTCGCGCATCTTGCACGGTATGTCTTCGGTGTTGCGTTCGCCCATGCCAGCCGCGCATACACACGGCAACCCATTACGTTTCATTTCCTGCTTCCTGGTTGTTGTTGCTGTTGGGCGCCTGTGCGGTCGCAAGTCACGACACCAAGCTCTGCGCCAGTCCGCATCTCAATGCTTCTTCAACTTGCGCGTCTAGCCGCCGGCAGGCGGTCACGGCGCAAGCCGGGGGGTCGTAACCGGTTCGGCGACCGGCCGGTAGCTTTTAGCTTTCGCTTGGACATAGCGCACCGCCCCCGGCCGTTGGGCCAGGACGCGCGCTGCCGCCGAGCAAGCGCCTAGTCGGCTTCCCTCGATCGCCGACTCTATTGGGTTACGACACCCACATTCACCATAAGTGGTAGGACCACCGATGCAAGGGCCAACGGCGAGCCGTGGCAGTTAGCAACAGCAGTGTTGCAGTATGGTTACTTTTCGTGAAATGGGTGGCTGGCGGCAGCAGAGAAGAGGGCAAAAAGAAAGCCCGCTGGGCGGGCTGTGTTGGGAAGAGTGATGGCAGGGGATTATTGCACGCCGGACGGCTGCGCAATAAGGGCTGCGTCTATGCGGCGCCTCAGATCGTCAAGTTTGCTCGCAATCCTAAACGCGGCTTCAACCCGTCGTTCTTCATTTTGCGAGCCGCCCCGAATGTTTTCGGCCGCCGATGCCAACAGCCACAAGTCGTCTTCGCTAATTTCGACAATCGCCATCCCAATCACTCTCCCTTCCGCGCCAGTGCGAGGGCGGAGTCGATGGTTTCCAAAAATTCATCGACGTCTGCTTCGTCTCGCTTCAGGTCATTGAAGAATGTGCGACAGCCTTCCAGCGCAGCCACAAGCGACTCGATGATTTCTGCCTGCGACGGCGTTGGCGGGTAGGACGTATAGGTGTATCTGCCATTCAGGTCGCGTCTATAATTTGCCATCACTAGATCCTCCCTCCGTCATTCGCTTCAACATCCTAGCCACATAATCCGCCGTGCCGGGCGTAAGCACGACATTCCATCCTTGCGCCGCGCGCGCTTCAATCAGCCTAGCTAATTCCTCTACGGTGTGCCATTTCGGTCGGCGGGCAAGGGAGGCGACAAGCTCGCGCTTGTGCTCATCGGTGAACCAGATTCGTGGCGGGTTGTGGGACATGTAGGATAGGAACATAGTCTTATCACCGAAACAAGGAAACTATTTGCCGCACAATCAACTATGTGCAAAATGCGTGCAGTGCACGCTGCGCCTCGCTGCGAAACTATATGTTGTATGGACTCGCAATTTTTACCCCTACCCTTGGTAAGGGAGAGGTCGAGAGTTCAATCCTCTCTTGCAGCACCATTCCTTCATAAAAATACCAAGCGAAAACAACGGGTTGTGGCGCTTGCGTCGTATTTATCATTTCATGTCGTTTGGTGCGCCTTCATGAAGTGCGCGGAACAAAACCCGAATTGCACACCGAAACGTGCAGAATGCGTGCAGGAGTTGTTCCTTATTCGTTCGCCTTGGCGGGCGTCTTTTCCGCGCTCGATTCGGCGGATACGCCGTCCAGCTTCTGCCGCTTGCCGCGCGCCTTGTTTGTCCCGGTCATGCCGGCATCCCGCAAAATCCCGAAGACGGAGCCTTCCGAAATGGCGACGACGGCGGCAATCTGCTTAAGCGACATTCCGGCCTGCCGCAGCGCAATCACCTCGCCCTCTTTTCCGCCAGTCACGCCCCGGCTCAATCGCGCGCTCCATTCCAGCGGCGCCGCAACCCACGGCAGCGCTCGCCAGGCGTCGGGCACAGGCAACTTATTGATCGCCTCAATAAGCGCCGCTTGCGGCACGTTTGTATAGTGGCGGCTCATGTCGTCGGCTGCGTGGCCAAGTATCTGGTCCTTGATATGCGGATGCACACCGGCCACGACAAGTTGCGTCGATACGGTATGGCGGGCCGTATAAGGAGACACGTCCTTAATTCCAGAACGCCCGCGCGCTCCTGCTATGGCTGACTTAAGGCCACCACCACCGGCTTGCACTTCGCCGTACGGCTCGCCGCGTGGCGTGCGGAATAGTGCGCCGTCACGTTCAACAAGCGCCGGCAGCCACTCGCACAGGAAATCGTGCAGCGGTACGCCACGCGGCTGTCCCGTCTTACTGCTGCGCACCACAAACCACCGCTTGCCAACGTTGACGTCTTCCGCCTGCAGCGCAAACGCCTCGATGGGCCGCAGCCCTGTGTAAAACAGGAACGTCATAAGCATTGCTGGGTCCGGTGACATGGACGCAACAAAGCGCGCCGCGTGCTCATATTCAACCGGCGCCGTACCGCTGCGCTCTGCGCGTGTCATGCGAACAACGTTCGTGCCCTTCGCTTTACGCGGACGCTCCCATACGCGCACGTCGCACATCTCTTTGCGTGCCGCGTGATTCCACACCGCGATGAACGGCGTGTACACTTGCCGTATTAACGTCTCCCGGCTTGCGCCTGGGTAAAGTTCTGCGGCGGCCTTATCCAAATCGGCCTGCTTAATGTCGGCAAGCTTGCGACCCGCGAAATATACGGCAATCCCGCTTGCCGCTCCGTCCGTCTTGCGCACGTCCAGTACAAAACGGATAGGCGCCCCGGTTGCTGTATAGGAGTCCGCAGCCTCGTCAAACGTCGCAACAGCCTTAAGACCAAGCGCGGCTTCGTTCGCTAAGCGGCCTTCTTTCTTGATGCGGACTGCTTCGGCGAGGTCTTTGTCGCCCGTGCCAGTAGTCTCGTAAACGCGGTGTCCGGCGACGGTTCCGCGGAGGTAGTACGTCTTTCCGCGCTTGAGGAGTTTGAGTCCCATGTCAAAGCCTCTTGCAATGCGGCAAGTTGCGCCGCGGTAAAAAGTATCTTGCGGCCGGCGACCATGCAACAACCGTGTTTCTTGGCCGCCTTCGCAATGCCGCGCGTTGTC